ATGCCAAATTCAGACCTGCTCCCTTCCCTGCTCTACAAGATCAACGAAAACCAGCTGGCCCTGGAGGCCGCCATCCTAGAACTTTCGAACTGGGTTGAAGTGCGCGGCTCGGCAGATGTCGCCGACAACGTGCGCGGTGCCCTGGACACCATCGACAAGAACGAAGAGTTCATCAAGCTGACGCTCGCAGTGCTGATGTCGCCAGAGTGATGTGCTCAGTCCCTATCAAACGCAAGACACCTTCCACAACTGGTCCAGCTTTGTCGTGTAACTTTGGCTCATCATCTCCCTACGCATGCCCCAATCAGGGTTAGAAGGCACGCTGGCGGCGCGCAGCGTCCCCCTGCCCCAGCGCCCGTTTATTTGATCCAATACCGCCATGACCCGAGTTGCCTCAACCGGCTGCGATACAGCAAACAGGTCGTCGGTGTATTCGCCCGGCTGGCATAGGTTTAGCAGCATCACCTCCGCCTTGCTGTAGTTGAAGCCTGGGCGGAACACATGATCAAGCGCATCGACCGCGGCCTTGGTCAGCAGGCGCACGTCGTCGGTTGGGTAAGGCAGGTCCACCACCACACCGTTCGCGTACTTAACTTCTTGCGGATTGAACATACCGGTGCGGATGCTCACTCTTATCTTCTTACACAGCGACCTCTGGGCCCGAAGTTTTTCAGATGCTCGCATCATGTAGGTGGCCACGGCCTCCTTGATCGGCGGGAGCTCCGTCAATCGTTTGCCGAACATTCGGCTGCAACAGATTTCCTGTTTCGGCGGATCCGGCTCCTCCAGCTCCAGGCATGACGTACCAGCCAACTCCCGAGCAGTCTTCTCGATCACCACGCTGAAGTTTTTGCGCAACGCCCACGCGTCGGCCTTGGCCAGGTCCATTGCGGTTTTGATGCCCATGGCGTTCAGGTGCATCTTCATGCGTCGGCCCACACCCCACACCTCGGCCACATCGGTGTTGCGCAGCACCCAATCGCGTTTTACAGGATCGCAAATATTCACCACACCCCCGGTCTGTGCCTGCAAACGCTTTGCCGTGTGATTGGCCAGCTTGGCCAAAGTCTTGGTCGGGGCGATTCCCACACCAACAGGGACACCGGTGCATCGCAGCACCTGGGCGCGTATCTGCCGGCCGAGCACGTCCAGCCCGTCGATACCGGTGAGGTCAGCAAAGGCCTCGTCGATGCTGTACACCTCCACCGCTGGGACCATGGATTCGATGAGGCTCATGACCCGCTCGCTCATGTCACCGTACAGGGCGTAATTCGAGGAGAACGCGACGATGCCGTGTTGCCGCAGCTTGTGCTTGATCTGGAAATACGGCTCGCCCATCTTTACGAAGGGTTTGGCGTCGTAGCTGCGCGCGATGACGCATCCGTCATTGTTCGAAAGCACCACGATCGGGACCTTTGCCAGGTCAGGGCGGAATACCCGCTCGCAGCTGGCATAGAAGCTGTTGCAGTCTATAAGGCCAAATACGGGAAGCGTCTTATTAGACATGACTGCGCACGCTGCCGGTAATCACGCCCCAAATTGAAAGCTCATCACCCTCGAGCACGTACCTTGGTGGGTATTTGGGATTTTCAGAGAGCAGGATCACGTCCTTACCGCGAATGCACAGACGCTTGCAGACCGGATCATTATTCAGCAATGCCACGACGATGTGTCCGTGTGCCGGTTCCAAGGAACGGTCTACGACTGCCAAATCGCCCTCGAAGATTCCCGCGCCCTGCATGCTCTCCCCGATGATCGACACCAAGTAAACGTGTGGTGCGCGGATGTTCAGCACCTCATCCAGCGATATGTGCGCCTCGATGTGATCTGCTGCTGGCGAAGGAAAACCGGCCGGCACCTGGAACAGACACAGCGGCAACTTCAGACCGCCCTCGACAATAGGGCCTAGAATTGAAAAGCTCATGACGCACGATTTCCGACACTGTACAGATATACAGTTAACTTTCATAACGGCTCGCGGTCAATTTTTTGCAGGAGATATCTGATAAGCGGGTGCGAAAACGCTTCCCCTACCGGATCCGGGCAGTAGCGCTGAACGCGTTTAAAATATTGAGGACTTCGTCTAGCGATCCGACAAAGGTGCTCTAGATCGGTGCCAACGCCATGAGACGCGCTTCCAACACTTTGTCAAACTGACCTAAAACCGTACGATTTCTGATCTCGCGGTAGTCGCAGACGGTCATCAGTCGATGCCGTGACGATGTGGTATCGCCCCACCTGGTGTACCGCCCGAGCAGTGGAAACAAAAACAGGCGCAGAACAAGGATCACTGGACGAAGGTGCAGAGAGTTATTTGATGCGAGCATTCAAGAAGGCCAGGGTGGTGGCGAACCGCTGCGCGGGATGGAGGAAAGAAGAGATGCCGGGCTTTCACGAAGTGCGAGCGCTGTAGCTGCACCTGTACAACGGAGCCGAATAGGATGGTCAGAAAATAGCTGCCATGCGAGCGAGGGCCTGACCAGAAAATACCAGCGGGACCAAGAGAAAATCGCCTGGTTCGAAGGAGTGACACGTCGCCAGATGTGACATGCTCAAGCGCGGATTAAAAACTACAAACAAAGGATTGTTGAGATGAAAAAAATCGCTCTCTCGCTGTTGGTTTTTTCACTGATAGGCTGTTCTACACCACCGCCGAAGCAAGCTTCTGCAAAACCAATGACCATTTATCGATACTCGATGAGTGAAACTGCCGTTCAACTCGCCCACACGATGGCAAGTCACGACCTGAAAGATCCGGAAAGCGCGAAGTTCCGTGAAACATTTTTCGTCAACTCGGATAGCAGAGGTGAGTCGCGGGACAAGTCAAAAGACTCTTGGTGCATTGAAATCAACGGAAAAAACAGCTACGGCGCTTACGTTGGATACACTTGGTCCATGCTCCCCGCAGGAGGAAAATCGGTCATCATGAGCGGCTCGCCACTAGCGGCAGTCGCGACTCAAATCTGCTCGTCCGCGATCCTCCCACCCGCTCTATAAAACCCACCTCCAAACTCGTATTGGAATGCGCCCAATTCGACTGGTGGTCATATAAGTGACCACCACCATGTCAAGGTGACTCAGAAACCTAAGCAACTCTATGGTACCAGAAGGAAATTGCCTTCAGTTGCTGCCCTTGACCGACGGCGAAGTACGGGAGCTGACCTGGCAACTGCACAAAGCCCGGCAACACATCTTCGGCTTGGTAAAGATGCGCGCCGAGATGGTGAAGGAGCGAGATCAGCTTCGCGTCGAACTTAACTGAGCCCGCGGAGGCTCCAGTTGCAAAGAGGGTTTTTGCCGAGCTTGAGATCAGGTAAACAAGGCGTAGGCGGGAAGGTTGGTGCTAGCGCGTCTAAATCCCCGTACTACTCATTATGCTGACGTTTGTTGGTGGCTAAGTGTGTATTCGTATCTCTTTTAGACCTCGAACAGCTAGAGTCCCACGCCATGAACCATTAGGAAAATATAAGTATGTATAACTCATATTTGGGTTCGCTCATCGTGATATCGCAATAAATTGTAAACCCGTAGTTACAGTAAATCTCAGACTTTTTGGCCACCGCGTCATTATACTATCCGCCTGTCGGATTAACCGAAGATGGCGCGACACGGGACGCATAAGCGCTATTCTGAAAGACGCGAACTCCTTAGATAATGACCAACAACCAATAGTTAGCATGATTGAATTGGCCACGCTAACCAATATCTAAGTCTTGGAGCCAGCATAATCTTTAACAAAAAAGGAAAATGACAATGAGCGTCGATAAAAGCAAGCTTGAGAGCGTATCCGGGCAATTGGGGCAAGCGCTACAACAAGCCATTGAAGCCAATGGACTATCCGAATACATTATTCAATCAATTAAGCTAACAGAGAAAAAGGACAAATCACAAAAAGGGGTGCCTCAAGACTGCAGATTAGTTTGCAGTGTTAACAGCAGCTTTGAAGTTACTTGTGAGCTGCGCTGCTAACGTTAGGTGATTAGGCTGTGCAAGCTTACAATGTTGCACAGTCTGTAACCTCAATGAGGGTTGGCTAAGGAACCGCTTTGAAAAACATGTGGTGCCCAAGCCTGAGCGTCTGCTTGGCGGTATTTGCCCAGATCGGCGGACGTGGCATTGTAGTCGCGTAATAGTGCGTGGCGCCGCCGGTAGGATCTCCCACGGCGCCAGTAATTACTTGGTCAGCAGCCTTGAATGCCTGGACGAGCTCTCGAACAGGTATTGCTTTCGCGCCAGACAGGTAGGCAAAGTTCGGGTCGTTTTTGTTCCAGCAGCTGAACTGGTACTGCGCTTGGCACACGCCGGCGTAGCCCTCGCCCCACCACGACCGGGGATTTCCATCGAACACGCGGTTGCGGATCGTCCATCCCACGGCGATCTGGCCGGCCAGGCCCTCGCCGCGAGCCTCACCCCACAACGTGCGGGCGAGGATGTCACGGTCTTTATCAGAAACAGCCATCGGTTTTCTCCAGGCAAAAAAAGCCCGCTCAATGGCGGGTGCTTGTGTTGCTGCCTAGATCAGGCTGGGACGCTCGGCCAATCAATTGTGGTCGGGTAGCCAGGCTGATCGGTGGCGCGATTCAGCGCAACACGATACTTCTTCCAGGCCTTGAGCAGCGTGATGTCTTCATCGGTCGCTTCGTCAATATCAAGGGCGTCTTGAAGCGGCGCGATCGCATAATCTGCCACCGCACGCAGCCGGGCAGTTTCGGTGATAGCCACGGCTACAGGATCGACCGGCGCAGCGGCCGGCTCTATAGCAATTGGCGGCATTTCGAACGGAGCAAGATCTGCGACCGATACATGCAGCGTGACGCTATGTTCGAGGTCGGCGGGCTCCCCGTCCTTGCCCACGGTCACCAGAAGCTCACCATCTGCATATGTGATTGCGACTGTCTTGTCGCTGTCAGCTTGATTCACTACATACCCCCACCCTTCTGGAGGAGGTGCCATGCCGAGTGTGCCCATCACGCGATAGCGTCCGATATCGAGGCGCGAACAGGAAAGCGTTTCAACGCCCAGCGATGTGATGTCGATGACCTCGCCTGTCGAGCCGAGGATGTTGATTGCTGCGCGAGTCGTCATTTAGATCGCCTTCAATGTGCCGTCAGCGGCGCGAGTGGTGTTGCCAGTGTGGTAGATCTCCATGAACGGGGCGGAAGTAAAGTCCGCTGTCCTGAAACCAATGATGCTTCTGCCGTTAGTGCCGTATCCCATGTAAATCTGGCTACCCCATTGGCCAAAGGGAAAACCGATAGCAATCAGGTTGCCGGAAGAAATACCGGTTGCTTCTACGTACTGCGTGTTTCCTTGTTGAATGGCATAAAAGCCGGTCGTCCAATTGTTCATCGAATTGGACATCGGCGTGTTTTTAATACCTAAACCCAAATTGCCGACACCTAGAACGTTGCCCTCCGCTTGACCAATGTTTGCATTTGCCGCCGTCCCCAACTGGGAATCACGAAGATACAGTTCATCGAAGTTGGCATTGGTTTTCGTAAATGCACTTCGCGGAGTATCACCGCCTATCCCGGTTGGCGCCGCGCCGAGGTTAATCGATTGCTTTGCCATATCAGTTCCTAAATGATCGAAAATGAGACCCGCATTTGAGTCGATATAAGAATTGTTAAATCAAACAGACAGTTTCGCAAATACAGCCGGCAGGAAAAACACGAAGGGGTTAGAGAATCCATCCGTCACTGCATATAAAGTCCCGGCACTGAAACTCCAAAGCGTTTTGACGAGACGACCGGACCCGGCACCCGTCAGCATGTTCATGCCGAAGGTGTTAATCAGCATGTATTCATTTTCAGGAAAGTTGAACGGGACTGTATAAAAGCTCCGCGTACTCCCGGTGGGGGTCGTTTCAGATCGGACATACGCCCAGCTCTGAAAAGCTCGAGTGAACAAAGCTGTCGGAGTGCCCGAATCGAAAAGCAGCTTTGATGCTCCATCCCACAGCTGCATGCCGTAAGTCGCTACCGGTTGCGCGCCAAATGTCCCTGCAAAGTATCGGCCATTCGGTTTGTTGGTGTTGACGTCATAGGCTCGGACATAGAACCCCGTCCAAGCGCCCGGCGTGCCGATAACCTGCATCGCCGTTAAGCCGCTGATGCCGCCAGTGTCCGGGCGACAGAACACAAGCGGCGGCTCCTGGCTGGTAATAACGATAGGGAAAGCCGTTGTTGATCCGAGTCCAGACTCCTGCGTCGGTGCGTAGCGCCCTGTGCATATAACGTTAAGCCTTGCGAACTCAGAGTCGATAACAACTTGGTCACTGTTGTTTATGAATGTTAAACCAAAGCTCATCAGGCAAACCTTATAACCATTAATCGCATGGTCCCACTGGTTGAAAGGCTGGCCGCAAAAGTTCGAGTGTGATTATAGACTCGCGCAACTCCGGACAACATTTCAGTCTCCAACTGCCGAGCGTTATTCTCGGAATATAGGCCTGTCGGGATTACTATCGCCACAGAATTTGCGGCCGTACTGCCAGGGACCAAGAAGTCCTGACTTGATTTGGTGTTGTTGGGAAAAGTGACGAGAGTCGACAATACGACTCGCATCGTGAAAGAACTGGGGTCCAACTGAAGCGTACTATCTGGACCCCATACCCACATTCCTGAATCCATTTTTTACCCCAGATAGCCAAGACGCACACGCAAAACGTTGTTTGCATCGTAAACCGAGACATTCAGCGAGTTGATCACAAGGCGACCTTGCCCCGGAACAACGCCGTTGATTTCCAATGAGCCATCCTTGTTCAAAATCCAACCCTGCTGTCCGGCGACATAATTGACTGAGCTGATGTAGTTGCCGATCTTGGCGTTGGTAATGGTTCCATCAAGAATGAAAGCTGATCGCAGAAACGCTTGGCCGTTCTGAATCGCAAAAGGAACGGAGGTAGTGCCATCAAGCCCGTTGACCACAGCGAAACGATCAGCACTGACCAGAAACTGGCTTTGCAAACCGGCCGCTGTGTTTTCTATCCCGAGGCCAATACCCGCAGCCACGTAAAGGCCTTGCGCGTTGAGCTGCATTTTCACAGCCCACATGGTGGTGAGCTTCCCGTCCGTGGAAGCCTGAGCCTGGGACACCGTCTGAACGGCCGCTGACGCCCCGTTGGCCACGGCCTGCACTGTTGTGATTTGGCTCGCCAGCGCATTGTCGGCAGATGACCGGGCAAGAGTCTCCGTTTGAATGGCGGCGGCGTTAGCGCCAACGGAAGAGCTAACGACATCGATTCGCTGCCCCAGAGCTACGCCGTCTTCGATTCGCGCCGACTGCTCGGACCAAACGCCGACGTAAACCTGGTCGGAGCCAGCCATCCCCTGAGAGTCGCCAGCAAGTGAAGGATTTACTTGTGCGTAAACCCCGCTGATCTGGGTGGCCAGCAGACCATCCGCATCGACTCTAGCGTTTGCCTCCGCAAGAATTGCGGCAGAGTTAACGCCCGTTGTGGCAACTACCGAATCTATGCGAAAGCCCAGTGCGGTATCGCCCTGAGCGCGCGCAGTAACTTCAGTGTGCACGGCGGAAGCGGCACCGCTGGCCGTTGCCGAAACAGTATCGATGCGCTGCCCCAGTGCGGAGTCGCCTTCAATGCGTCGGTTCGTCTCCTGAGTAATTGCGGCCGACACATCCCCGATCGTTCCAGCAACTGCGCTAATGCGAGCATTCACGGAACCTGGCAACGTTGATGCACCGTCGATCAGATCAATACGGTCCTTTAGATGCTGGCCAAGATGAGTCTCGGAGATCTGCCCCTCGATCAACTCCAGAACATCCCCGCCATCGGAGCTGGACTGCCCCATAACGCCTAGGCCAACCGGATGCCACGGTCCGACATTACCGATGCGGTCCACCAAGCGCGCCCAGAAAAAGAACGTCACGCCAGCGCGAAGTCCCTGCAGCACGTAATCGCTTTGCGGGTACGACAGGTCGGTGAGCTTTGTGGCTGCCTCTAGGCTCGGAGTTGGCCCGTACCAGATTTCAGCACGCTGCGTGTCCTCGGCGCCGGCGGGGAAACCCCACTTGAGGTAGATGCCGAAAAGCAGCGGAGTCGCGGTCAGGAAGGAAACCGCCGGCGGCAGCCCCTCCTTCCCTTTCAGGTTGGTCAGCATCGAGCTGCGCCACACCGAGTAAATGTCGAAAGCGCTCACCGCGCGGACGCGTGCCAGGTAAGCCCCGGCGTAAATCCCAACCACGTCGACGCTGGTGGTGCCAACCCGCTGCACCTTGATCCAGTTGCCGCTGTCCTTGCGCCATTCGACGTCATAGCCGACGGCGCCAGGAACCGCTGGCCAGGTGATGGTCATCGTTGCGACGGCAATGCCCTGCGACACGACTGAAGCAGATGAAACGGTGACGCTTGCCGGCGCCGGTACAACGGTGATCGGAATGACGCTGATCGGCCGTTCTTCCAGGCGCGCGCCAGTGTCGATGTGCGCGAATTTGCTCGGGTCGTACTGGACGGCCGAGATCTCAAATACGCCTGGCTCCGGGCGCGACACGCTGGTCACGCGGTACAGCGGCACAGCCAGGTCGTCGGCGTCCAGCGCCCAAACGAGCTCAGGCTCTGGCGCGGCCGAATACGCAACCGTGACAGTCACCACGCGGCCCGCTACCGATTGAACGGTGCGGCCTTCGCACTTGCCATTCGACAAGTTCAAGATCAGCCGGTCGCCGATCTTTGCCTGGGTGTCTCGGTCGAGCGTGATAGCTCGGCCATTCACCGCAGTAATGCGACCGCCAATTGGCCGTCCCGCCAATAGTTCGTCAGCGATGGGAATGACGTAGCCCGGCAGCGGAATACGGCCGTCAAGACCGACCTGAAAGGTGACTACACGGTCCTTGGAGTTGGTGAGGAGCGCCCACTTGCCGCGGCGCTGGGCCTCAGACTCTCGCGTGCAGCCGATAGCACTGATCTCCAGCGGGTTGTCGCCATAGCGCCGCTGAAGCTTGGCATCGGTTACCGCCGTGACGTCGGTGTCGTAGTTGTTCGCTGGATTGTCGTAGCTGATCAGAGCGCGGCTGTAGCGGGTGCGCTCCGATGCACTTGAGTAGGTGAACTTGCCGTCGATGACGTTCGCCCGGGTGTAGGCGAAGTCGAAGTCGGTAGCCCGCGGCATATCCGACAGCGTGAAGACCTGGCCTTGGGCCCAGTAGGTCATGCCTCGGTAAATCGCCGAGATATCGCGCAGCAGCGACCATGCGTCTGCCTTTGCTTGCAGGTTCAGGTTGCAAATAAAGCGCGGCTCCTGGCTGCCCTTGCCGTCTGGCACAAGCTGATCGCAGTACTGGGCGATCCGATAGAGCTCCCATTTATCGACCTGCCAAGGCTTAATGCGGCGACCGAGCCCAAAACGATCGTTGACGGTGATGCCGTATGTAATCCAGGCGGGGTTATCAGTCCATGCCTGCTTGAATGTGCCGTCCCAGATGCCCGTGTAAGATCGGCTGTCCGGGTTGTAGTTGCTCGGTACTTGCCACTTGCGGGCACGGCAATCGACCGTCACCGCTGGGATACTGCGGAACTGCTCGGCCGAAAACTCGATGTAGAGCAATGCGGTGTTCGGGTAACGCAACTTCGCGTCGATCACCTCAGTGAAGCCGGCGATCTGCATGGTGTCGGCAATTTTGTTGTTGTTCTGGTTGGCTGTGATTCGGGTGACTCGCATCAGCCAGCCACTGGTCGCTACAGGCAGGTCGATGCGACGGGTGCGCTCGTAGGTGCTGGTGGTCTTGCCGTCCACGGCTTCACTGAGCACCTGCTGATAGGCGCCACCGTCCGTGGACAGTTCGACCTTGTACTCAATCCGGTAGCCATTCACGTTGCCACTGGCGTCGACCGATTGCAGGGCGGGCCAGGCGAACCGTAGGCGCACGGCCGACAGCTCAATGTTGCTGATCGCTCGTACCCAAGGCGTGCCGCTGCGCAGCTCAATGCCCAAGGAAGTTTCGTTCGCTACCGACGGGATGCCCTGGATATAGCCTTGCTCGACGGAGCCGGTACGGAATTCCCACTTTACGTTCGGGAAGTTCATGTTGCCCTGGGGATCTTGCAGCGGCGTATTGTCGAGGTAAATGTCCTGAGCAGTAGGATTGCCCGCGAACTCCCCTTCGCCGATAGCAATTAGGATCTTGGCCATCGCCACCGAGCGCAGACTGTCGGGCGCCTCGGTTGGGCTTTTCGGCTTGTCCGATCCGCCCTTGGCGCCGTAAATATCAAGCTGCTGTGCTGCGCCCATGCTTTTCTCCAGGCAATAAAAAACCGCCTCTTGGGCGGCTGTGGTGTTCGTTGGCTTGGCTACATCTGGTCTTCGGCATAAATCTCGGCACTGATAATCGCGCCACCCCACCGGCGCTTGCCGATGCAGAGAGGTGTTGGATTGCCGGATGCCGTGGTGTTCTTGGCGCTGCCGAAGGCGTAGCCGGGGGTGTTCTCGGGGGCGGCGCTCGTTTTGAGGCCGCCAGCCTGCGGGCTGAGCATCTGTATAACTCCGCCAGCAACCAAACCAATACCCGCCCCAATCAATGGCGTACCAAATGGCGTGGCAGCAAAAATCACCCCCACAACGATCAGGATTGCGCCGACTATGGTTTGCAAAATACCGCCACGCTTTCTGCCGACTATGACCGGGGCAATGCGGATATCGCCCTCGCCGCCGTACCCGAGTTCCGCTTCACCGATGTTGGTCTTCCCGCGAAACACAGCGAACTCGAGCCCGCGGGACTTAGCATTTGATAGGAACCGCTCAAAACCCGGGATCTGTACACACAGCGCTTTGATTGCTTCTGCGGGTGTCCGCACCGACAGCCGGAAAGAACGGCCGAACTGCCGAAGCTGCCCGTACAGCCGAATGGTCGTCAGCGGCTGGTAATTGATCACGGCAGAACCCATCATTTTTCTCCAGACAATAAAAAACCGCCCGGAGGCGGCCATTTGAAAGTTGATATCAGTTGTAGTCGACGTAGGGGCCAATATAGAACCCCGCCATATCCCCGCTGATTCTGTACAGGCTTTCCTTTCCGGGCTGGACGTTCGCAGAGATCGTACGGATTGCAGCCCCAGCACATAGCCCGGAACCCGCCAAACCTGCACCTAGATTTGGCGATCCAGGAGGAAAGTAGAAGGTGGCGCGCTGGCCGGTGCCGATTTTTGCGGCCTTGCGGCCATCCAAGTACACGACGATATCGCAACCAGAACCGACAGTACCGGAGTCACGAACCACCGTGATTTTCCCGCTTTCGCCTGAGGGTTTGGACTGGAATGCGTAAATCTCGTCAGGGGGGACCGGCTTCGCATCCCTCACCGAAATTGCAGTTGAGGCGCACCCCGCCAACAGCATCAACGCCACTGCCCCTATCAAAACTCGCATGACTCTTCCTCTTCCTGAAAGGGATGACTGTATCACCGGTTGCTGCTGTACGAATCCCCAGTAACGGCGCACCAAGGTTCAGGAGTAGCGTTTCGCCCTTAGTAAATCCATGGACAGGGGTAATTCAATGCTGGTGGTATCACATTACGAAATTCAAGAGACGGCCGCGCGCAGCCAGCCGTGGGACAAGACGACTTACACCGAAAACGCGGGCGAATATTATAGCTTCCGCGAAAAGCCTGAGCTGATTCGCGAAACGCTTGAGGACTTCAGGCCTTACGACTCGCAAAGAGCCATACAAACCTTCTATGAGCTACTCGAGTGGCTTAACCGTGAAGACGGAGCGCTGGAAACTAACGACTGTTTTTTTCGCCCTCCCGCCGAAAACCCAGATGATCAGTTCCAATTCGATACGAAAACGCATGGCAGGATCGAATTTTTTATCCGTAAGCTTGAGGCGAATCTTTCAGGAGATGCGATCCAATGGTTATACCGGATGGTGAGCCTCTATCTCCAAGTAGAAAGGCCCGATTTTCACTGCGCCATCTTTGACATTGCCGGGGCAGCGACGGATTACATCGAGCTTCCCGGCGGGCACGACGAGCGTACAGGTTTGCGGCTGTGCATCTACTTCAACGCATACGGTAACGGGGATGCGGATGCTTGGGAGAATTTGAACGTTACCATTCAAGGCCTCTTTAATGCGTTCAAAGGAGTGGAAAGGGCTATGCACGGGGACTTCCTTAAATTCTCGTAGCCCTCGAGCTGTTAAATCACCGAGCAGAGTCATGGCAGCATCCTATTGCGGCCCTGCCGCATCATGTAGTTGGTTGCGCATCTTTGTGCCTGAGGATCAGGCGCGTTCGGTCGAGCCACGGACCACCGAAGACGATGATCTCGCTGGGACGGCCATATAGGTGGTGCAGCAGAAACGGGCCGGGGCCGAACGTCGACGAATCCTCGCCCCCCGGTAGGGCCGGATCAGCGCCGAGATAAATCCCGGCATGGTTCGGATGCACTGTACGGCCCACTTCCATCACGATCATGTCGCCGCGCTGAGGCTGATCGACCTTGTAGAAGCCGGCAGCCTCGTAGTTGGCCTCGTACAAGCTGGTGTTGTCCTTGCTCTCCCACCAGCCATCGGCGCGCTTGAAGGCCTCGAACTCCAGACCCCACTCGCGCTTGTACCAGTCGGCGCAGACCTGCCAGCAGTCCCAGGCGCCGTGCACGAACGGTCGATTTAGCAGCGGCGTGCTGCCGGCTGGAGTGATGCTGCGCAAATCTCCTTCCGGCCAACTCAGGATGTGCCAGGGTAAGGCGGTGGCCTCACACATGGCCAAGTCATGCGGGGACGGCCGACTGGTGGCGTCCGGATGCGTGTGAAAAACCCCTATCACCTCACCAACGTCTTCCGCAGCGGCGTAATCCTCTGGATCGATTCGAAACTCTTCGGTTGGCTCGGTCGCGATGTTCCCGCACGGGAAGTACTTCTGCTTGCGCCCGATCGCCAGCACCAGCCCGCAGGCCTCTTTCGGATACTGTGAGATAGCGTGCGCCTCCATCGCGCTCAGGATGTGCTTGCGCATGGTCAGCTCCGTGCGATCAGTGACACTGCGGGGAATCCGCCATGGGGAAGTTCGTTATTCTGACCGAAGCGCAACTTGCAGGACTTCAGCCCGCCCTTGCACTCGTCTTTAGTCGGGTCATCCGTGGGGTTGTCATCGTCATCGAACATCGCGCCGCCCGTGTAGCCGCAGTTCGGCCCGCGGTAGCCACCGGTCATGGCCCAGTGACAAAAGGTCGTCATCTGACGCCCAGGCAGCCCGTGGTTGTCGATCTCGCCCGGGGAAGACAGATCCCACTGCACGACCTCGCCGTCCTCGCCGGTCTTCTGGTCGATGTACCAGATTTCCAGCGCCTCCTGCGTAGGGTCGGCGGTCGGGTTTCCCTCAGGGAAGTTCACTGCATCCAGGTACTGCGCCAGCGTCTCGCGCACGGTCAGTTGAAACTTCAGCAGGTCGTCGAAGGCCAGGCACAACGCGGTGATTCGCCCGTTGACGTTGCCGGCCATGAAAGTCGGCCGACTTGCGCTGCCGCTGCTGTCGGCGGCGATGCCTTCAATCTGCACCGGCCAGGCTGCGTATTCATTGCCCTGCCACCAGATCGACTTCGCCGGCAGTTCGTCAGGCGAGTTCTCGTAGGCCAGCAGCTCGGCCGGCGTGTGCGGAATCGCATGGGCATGGAAGCGCAGAATGTCCGCGCCGTATTCCCTGCCGTCGATTTCAAACAGCCGCACTTCCCCGCCGGGCTCCAGTTTCTGGATGTCCGTAATCAAAGCCATGCGGCATTACCTCAGGGGTGAAAGGTTTGTTCGAAGGTGGCGGTCAGCGTGTAAACCGATCCGCCTTTGTGTGATGGCTGGTAGCCGTTAGGACACTTGTAAAGGCCGAGCTCACCAAGGGGCGGCGTCCACAGGAAAGCTTTCGCGCCCTTGTGGCGATCGAGGAAGGCGATAATTTCGTTGATCCGCGCCGCACTCCCGGTGTGGCTGATGGGCCAGGACTGCACCTTGTTGTTGATGCCGTCCGAGACCGACTGCTCATAACCGTCGCCGAACTGTTTGGATCGGTTGCGCTGCTTGATCTCGCCAGTCGCCCCCTTTTCGATTTGCCAGGTGAATCGCTCAATTGCCATGGATCACCCCTTGATGGCCCTGTTGATTTTCCCGCCTTGCCGCAGGTCCACGCTCACCAGCTTCTGGTAACGCTGATCAACGAAGTCGGCCAGGTCCTTGCCGAACTGCTGGTAGGCAGGATCGTCAGTGGTGGAACTGGTAGAGCCGTCACTTGCGACGTTGACCTGAACGGTGATGACGGTACCGCTGCCCGAGCTGCCACCCAGTGCGAGCACGCCAAGTTGACCGCCGGCAGTGCGGGTCAGCGGCATGATCGCCTCCGGCCCAGCCTCGCCCATCACGCCAGTCTGCCCACCTGACATCCCGAAGGCTGTCGGCTTGCTGACCACGCTGTTGGAGAAGGCGGCGCCGTTCGCGAACAGCTGAACACCCGCCCCCCATGCCCCGCCGTTGGCCTGAATGCTGCCCGGTGTGAAGCCGGAAAGGTCGCCGCTATAACCGGCCTGAGTAGAACCCGCTGATGCCGCTGCGCCCGCTCCGCCGAAGTAACTGGCGCCCGCGCCGACCAGACTGCTCAGCAATGCTGAGCTGGCTTGCCGAGTCGCGATTCGCGCCATGTCGGCCAAGATCGACTTGGTGAAGTCCGCAAAAGACGCCTTTCCAGTCAGCGCGAAATTGACGGCGGCGTCCTCCATCGAGCTGTAGGCATTGGTGAACAGGCTTTTCGTCTGCCCGGCAACGTCGCGCGCCGATTCCAGGTAGTTCTGCCATGCAGACGATGCGCCAGCGCTCCAGTCACTCTGGGCGTCGGTCATCTCGTCGTAGTTGGATTGCACTGTGTCGTGCAGATCCTGCTGCGTGGCTTTCAGCGCCGCCAACTTCTTGGTGTACTCGTCGAGGCTCATGCCACGCGAGCCGTCGCCGTACTGGTTGGCCAGGTCGAGCTTTTGCGAGTTGACCCGGTCGTCGATGGCGTTCTGCTGATCCGTCAGCCCGCGCTGGCGATCGCCCTGCCCCAAGCCCAAAGCGGCGCGCTGCCCTTGCTGGCGCAGCGTGTCGACTTGTTGCTGGAGTGCGCTGGTGTAGGTCTGGACGGCAAGTTCCTGTTTCTTCAGCCGGCCCTGCTCGTTCGTGGCCAGCACTTCCAGCTCGCTGTCGGCAGCTTTCTGCGCCTTGACCATGTCGGCCCGCGCGTCGGCGATCTTCTGGTCGAGCTGGATACGCTGCTCGCCAGTGGTGGTCGCCTTGCCTTTCGCGGCTTCGAGCGCTGAGATCTCCGCCTCATAAGCTGAGGTGACCTCTTCCCGCTCGTTGCCGATCAAGGCCTCACGCTTCAGCAGGTATTCCTGCTGAGAGATCAGCCCGGCCTTCTGCGCGGCATCCAATTGTTTTTGGGTGTTCGCGTACTCGGCCTGCAGCTCCTTGAGCGCGTTTTGCGCGGCGTTGTAGGCCGTCAGGTCCACCGCGCCGGCGTTCGCCTTTGGATCTTTGTACTTGGCATCGATGTTCGCGAGGCTTTTGTTGATCAACGCCTGGTCAAGGCGCGGATCGTTCGGCGCCCTCACGCGAATTTCGTCGATCCACCGAAGGTAGTCTTCCCGGTCCTTCTTCCTTTTCTCGGCGTTGGTAGCGGCGGATTTGTTGAGCCGGTCAACATTCTCCATCGCCCGAATTGACTTCTGTTCGGCGACATTTTGGTCTGAGTCATATTTCGCGATGTCAGCTTTGGCTGCTTTCTCATCACGCAACATGTTCAGCTTGTTGTCGTAATAATCGATCATCTCCTGCTTGTTCTGAAACAGGCCAACGTCGCCTTTCTGAGCCCGAGCAAGCCCTGCCTCTGCGTCGGATATGTCAGACTCGATGTCGCGTCTGCCGACATTCAGTATCCCGTCCAGCGCTCCCGCCGCCGTTTCTTTGATTCCTTTCCAGGCTCGCTCTACAGCGCCCAGGTTGGCGGTGATCTCTGCCGAACGGGATTTAACGGTTTCGGCATATGTGTCGGTTAGGAGCTGGGTGGCACCGATCGTGTCGCCCTGCTCCTTGAGTGCGGTGATTTGCGAGTAAACCGAGGCAGTCAGGAAGTGATATTGGTCATTCAGCTCTTTCGCCGCCCCGACCGGGTCCTTGGCGATCTTGACGAACTCGGCGATGGTTGCGTCAACCGACTTGCCGGTGGCGTCTTCCATGGCCGCTGCTGCTTCAGCAATCTCCTTGAAGCTGCCACCCGCAATTACGCCGCTCGCCGCCAACTTGGCCAACGACTCGGCTGCCTCGCCTGTAGTTCCGTTAGTAGCGCTGACCTGCTGGGCCAAACTGGCTAACTGATCAGCCGAAGTCCCAGCGTAATTGCCGGTCAGTATCAGAGCCTTGTTGTACTCATCTGCTTCTTGGCTGCCTTGGCTGTAGCCGTAGATAAGCACGCCTATCGCAGCGGCTGCCGCAAGTACTGCGGCGGCCATGCCGACCACGCTTGCCGACGCGCCGGTCACAGTTGGCGGGAGAGCGCCGTACGCTTTTTTCGCATTCTCAGCAGCTTCGGCCGCCGTGTTGGAGCTTTCAGCCAGGCTGGACAGACTCTCGCCCGCCTCGCCAGCGCTGTCGGCCACGTCCTTTGAGTTGGCGGCGATACCCGCGAGGGATTCGCCGAGCACTGCCGCGCCGGCACCGCCAGAGAACAGCGCGCGGAATTTATCCTTGAGGGCGTCGAAGGTTGCACCGACGCCGCCGAACGAATCCTTGATCTGGCCGCCCTGCTGGATCAGCACCATCAGTGGGCTTTGACCGCCTGCAAGGCTGGTGAAGATGTCAGTGAACTGGGCCGGCAGTTGGCGCAGCGCTGCCTGGGTTTGCGCCGAGGAAACGCCTGTCTTGCGAAGCCCCTCATCGAAGTCACCCAGCTTCTGCCGGGATGCGTCGATGCGGGTGGAGTAGTCGCGGAAGGTTTCCGCGTCGATCAGGCCGGCAGCTTTGTACTTCTGGAGGTCAGCCTGCTGCTGGTCGAGTTTGTCGAGCGCGGCAACGGCCGGATTGATCTTGGCCAGCAGGGCCTGAAGCCCTTCGGCCTGAACGCCGGTCGCTGCTGCTGCCTTCTTCGCAGCTTCAGCCTGCCGATCGGTGGTGCCAACCAGCGCATCCGATTCACCCTGCAATCTCCGCTGAAGCGCGGCCAAACTGTTTACCGAGGAACTGGAATTCTCCAGCGCCGCCGAGTTGGTGTTCACGCTAGTCGTGAGGGTCTGGTAGTACTCGCTCGAATCAAGCGACGCCTTGGCCATGGCCGTGAGGCGTTTCATCGCGTCTTCGGTGGATTCGGAAAGCTTGCCTTCGGCAGTGGCCAGTCCAGTGGACGCAGTCGCGGCCTTGTCGAAGCCAGCGGCAACCCCATCGGCCGCTTTCTCGGCTTTGGCGCCAGCCTGTGCGAGATTCTCTAGGTCGGAGGTGGCCTTGACCGCTTCGCCTGAATTTACCGCAATGCCAAGCTCAGCGATCGTAGACATGAGTGCTCCATTATTTCGATTGCTCAGACATAACGAGCAACGCCTCGGCCTCCATTACTTGAAGGTCGGGGAAGATCTCTCTGAGTTGTTTTTTCTTCATGCCGATGAGCTCGGCAACGCTGGAGATTGCGGTGTAATCAATGCCGGTCGCGCCGCACGCACCGGTGCGCCACTGAGTTGAGAGGCCGTCGAATAGGCGGAACGATGGCCAGACACAGGGCCATACCTCAAACGCCTCCTCCATGTCCGAGGCGTCAAGGCCGAATGCAGCCAGTTGCTCAGCACTCGGCGGTGGCTCATACAGGGCGCGTGCGACGCGTATCAGTTTCCCGTGCGTGCCGGCACGTAGGCTGCCTGGTAGGCTGCGACAATGGCCTCACCGGCACCGGCCGAAGTTTCCACCAGCGCGCGGATTGACTCAGGGCTAAGCTTGTCGTCAAACCCCCAGCCTTCAACCAGAGCCTGGACCTGGTCGACCTGCCGCTCAATATCGGCATCAGTGATATCCACCAGGGTTAGATCGTCAGCTTTGGCCTTGAAGGCCTCCTGATCGTCTTTTGCCCGTTGCTGCCATCCAGCAAACAACGTTGCCAACTCGTTGCGGTTCCGATACTTGAACTCAAACGGCACCTTGATGAACGCACCGCCGACGCGTGGAATTTCCACGTCAGCCTTGAAGGTTGCGCCTTGCGCGATCTTGAACTTCGCCATGATCAGCTACCCCCGCCGGCAGCCACTGGCGCGCGGTAAGCCGTGATCTCGGCGTTGATGGTGAAGCCGAACGTCACAGCTGCACCCTCGTTGCGCACCAGCGTTGGAGTTTTGTTGAACGACGGATAGCCGGCGTAGTAGATCGTTTTGCCGCTCGGCAGAGACATGCGCAAAATCCGCACTTCCTTCTCGCGATCAGCCTTGTCCAGTTCGTCGTACCAGGCCAGGCTGTCATCGTCGGCCAGCTGGAATGCAAACGCTTGGGCGTTTTTGGTGGTTGGGATCTGCTTGTCGCGGCGAGCTTCGAGCGGTGCGTAAGTCCAGTATTGCTGCTCCCCCCCCGACATCGAGTTACCGATTACTTGGTTGACGGCAACCCAGCCTGTCACCTTCTTGGCAGTGCCAGCGCTGATACCGTCCGGGAAGAACGCTACGTTGGAGGTGTCGATGCCTTCCAGCGTGAAGGCACCGGCCGCAGCGTTGGACACGCGCACGGCACGCTCGTTGATATCCTCCCAGCCAGAAGTAACCAGCAGGATGTCACCGTTGGCGAAACCATTGGCCAAGGCCGTCGCGACGCCCGGATTTGCGTTGCTGATGGCGGAGATCAACTTGGCGGCAGCAAAGCCGGTCGAGATCGCCAATGTTGCCCCGTTGGGGAAGTAGATCGACATGGGTTTTCCTCTTTGCAGAAATGACAAAACCCGCACATGGCGGGTTCAGGGTTTGCCCAACGGGCAGGTTATGGAGTTGTGTCGGACCGGTATGAGAACGACAGCGGGACGGTATAGGTGGAGTCGCCGGTGATACCCGGCCCCTGTTCGACCGGTGTCATGGGCGTGACTACGAAGCCGTTCTTCGTGTCGCGCTCATAAAGCGGGAACAGGCCGGTCAGTTCAGCCACAATCGAAACTGTTTTGGTCTTGCCGGTGCCCGCCGGCGCGATGATGCTGACCTGGAACACTCCAGTGAATAGCCGGTGATCGCCGCCGAGGGTGTTGCTCGTGGTGTCGCCCGGGATCGTGAACGCCCGCAGGTATGTTTCGCCCGCTGCCGGCGTGTAGGCCGTGTTCTCGAAGACGATCTTCAACTTCTCCGACCTGGTAGCGTTCCAGGCGATTAGCTTTGCCTCGTAGATCGAGGCGATGATTGCGTGACTCATACCTGGTTGTTCCTGATGGCCTCCAACACGATCTGCTGAAAGCGGGCCACGGTAATGCGGACCATGCCGCCGGGTGCTTGGGTCGAGTGACCAAACTCCAGCGGAATGGCATAACCGAGACTGTTGGTGATGTAGCAGGTATCGCCTGCCTTGAATTCGATAGCACCGGCAACGATCCGCGCCGTCGATTTGGCGCCACTCGGATCCACCTCTTCGGTCGTTGTGCTGTCCGGAGCGCCAAGACTGAACATCCAGTTTCCGCGGAACCGGCCTCCGACGTACCCATCAGGGGCGACGATATCCATGCCGTCATGCAACTTTCGCCCGGCCTTGAGTCGACCCGCTTTCGTCATGTTGTCAGGATCGCTTCGCAGTCCACTGTTGTGATCGTCCACGGCCTTGTTGTACTGGCTCGCTACAGAGTTCTGAGCCCAAATTTCAGGGTTGCCCACGGGTGACATGCGGATAACGCTGCTGCCGACTTCAATGATGATTTCGCGCAGACTGGCGTCGATCGCCTCCTTCGCCTGAGTCGCGAATTCGGCAAGACTCAGCGCGAAACTGCCGGACTGTCCGGCGCCTTTCCTTGCCATGTCATTTCCTCAGTTGGGCAGTCCACGTTGCATCAACAGGATCGGCGGAAACGTTCATCACCCTCAGGCCATTTACGATATCGCCAATCGCCGGCGTAGCTGGCACGCTCGTCGGTATGCCTGCCTCAGACACAAACAATTCGTTTTGCAGCACCAACAGCTTCTTGTCGGTGGTCTGGATGAGAGAACCGTCGATTTCCTTCGATAGGTAGCTGCCCAGAACGCCGCGCCCAGTGTAAGTCACGGTGGTTTCCGGCGTTTCGCCGCCCAGGTCGGGGTCGTACTCGCCAGCAATGGTGCGGACGCCAATCACCGGCTTGATCGCATCAGCCAGGCCATCAGGGTCATTGAACGCTTCAGCCATTTCGGCCTGGATCTCTTCGCGCATTCCCATGATCAGATCCTTTTCAGCATCATTACGCCGGACCGCTTGATCCAAGGTGCCAGCAGCGCCAACGCGAAGTTCTCGCCAGCGGACTGATCGGTCGAGCCGGCCACGTAGGTTTTGCTCACAGATGTGCCGGACTGAGCTGAAACCGTCTTGCTCTGCACTTCCTTCTGTGTGGACGTATACAGCTTGCCCGCCGCCGCCTCTTTTGCGACTTGGGCGCCGGCTGTTTTGATCTCGGCCGGAACCGGATCGGGAACAACCCGCTTAATCTTGGCCGTGAGCCAGGCGTTCGCCATGGCTACGGCAAGGACCGGATCACCGGTGCCGGCCCAGCCAGGACCAAGCGAGGCATCAACATCGGCAACAGTGATGAAGTCGGTCATGTGCAGTCCTTATTCCGCTGGCACCAAGGCCTGCAAGTCTTCTTTCTTGGCGGTTGCGTCGAAGTCGATGCCCTTGGCGGTCAGCCACTCTCTCAGCTCCGGGACCTTCATTTTCAGAGGGTCGGTTTCCGGCTCTTCTTCGCCGGCGCCCTTAACTACGATACCGGCGCGCTCATACGCCGCCACAATGTTCGGCCGATCGCCTTCTACGACGACCTCCTTCGCGGAACTGATTACACCGAAGAACTCATCGAGCAGCCGGTAGCAAACCCCAGGCTCTCTGCCGGGAGTGTCGGAATAAATAACCTTCATGATTTTCTCCGTGTCGGCCAAGGCGCCGTTGAGCGCCGCGCCGAAGTTGGATTATGGGGTGACGGTGCCGCTGATCACGGCCGCGAAAGGAACCTGCTTGCGGTCGAAGACACGTTCCCAGTTAGCTGCAGCCGCGTACTGGGTCGCTGTCGGGCTGAGATTGCGGTTCTCGCCGCCTTTCCAGCTGAAACCAGCCGGCTGCAGGATCATGGTCTTGCGCTCCCACAGCACTTCGGCGCCACCACCGTTACCCCCGGATGGCTTACGCTCCAGCTCGACCGGGTTAGCCGGGTTGCCTTCACCGTAACCGAACGCGCCCTGGCCGAAGAACACAGACAGGAAGCGACCGGCGCCGTACACCAGGCTGTCATCCATGAACACTGGCTTGCCCAGATAGGTAGCCAGGATGATCTTGCCGTCGGAGTCGCGCAGGTATTCGATGAGGTCCTGCTTGACCATCTGATTCATCACCACCGAGTGCACGCCGATAGCGGAGAACACATCGGCAGCATCACCAGAGGTGAACGCCGCGTCCTGGAACGCACCAGCACTGACGGTTGCGCCAGCATCAACAACCATGTCGCCCGCATCATTGGCGATGTTGGAGGCAATGATGCCGCGAGCCGCGCCAAGCAGGTAACGCTGCCAGCGGCGAGTCCAATAAGTGCCGAAGCGGTTACGAATGTGCTGCATCGGCTCGGTGCGGGCCAACTCAGTGGTGAGGTCGGCTACGCCGTAGGCTTTGTTGAGGTACAGAGTGCGCGCACGCATGCTGCCCATTTCTGCCTTGCCGACCAGACCCAAATCATCAGGGTCATCGTTGGAGATGTTCGGCTCTTCGTCCGCATCCAGATCTTGCCAGTAGGCAATCTCAGCAGTGCCCTGCCCGTTGGAAGCGATGGCATCCAATTCAGGGGATTTGACGATGATGCCGGATTCGAAAACGGCGGTTTTTTCCGGCGAGTTAACCGGCGCCAGATCGGCGTAGTAGTCCCTGACGAAGATATCCGCGAGTTGTGTGGTGGCCATGGATTAGGTTCCTTGAGTGGCTTTGAGTCGCTTGTATGCTTCGGGGTTGTCGCGAGCCAGCGCTGCGCGCTCTTGCTCGGTGTGCTCCCCCCACTTTTTGGTAGCCTTGCCACCGTTGTCGCCGGTCTGCCCGGCACCCTGAGCCCTTGGCCACAGGTGTGTTGCTGTTTCACGCAGCGATTCCGCCCATTCGAGCGGCGACAGCGGGGTTTTCCCGTCCTTCCCGTAAACGACTTCGCCGTCACGGTCGGTGGCGATCGCCTCGCCGTCTTCACTGAGTTTGAAAGTGCCCCGGGCGCGCAAGATGATGTCCTCGGCGGCTTCGGGGAGCGCGCCGGCCTTGATGGCTGCAGCGCGGATGGAATCGGCCAGAACCTTGTCGCTGTACTTGGCGGCGAATTGCTCGGCTTTGTCAGCACGGGCCTTCTCGGCGGCCAGCTTCGTGTCGTAGTCGGTGCGCAGGCGCTCGGTACGTCGGGTGATGACCTCGTCCAGCTTGCCCTCGGCAATCAGCTTGGTCTCTTCGTCCTGGCCAACCTTGGTCAGCAGTTCTTTTACGGCGGCGATGTCCAGGCCTTCGAACTGGGTCTTGAAACCGTCCAGTTCGGTTTTGGTGGTCCGGAGCGAGCCAAGCAGCTCGGTGTTTTTATTCTTAAGACCCAGTGTCGCAGCCTCAACAGCTGCTGCAATGGCGGTCTGAACAGCCGGGTCTTCAAGATCAATCTGGTTTTCGTCTGCCACTTGGTGCACCCCTTGGGTATGGTCGGCCCGCTTTGCAGGCATAAAAAAACCCCGGCGTGGCCGAGGTCTAAATTTTGGTAAAAAAAGGCCTGCGCAAAGGCAGGCCGATAGAGGAGAAATTCATAATAGAAAAAGCTTGATATTTACGCACTGAAGGAAGAATATTTACTCACTGAGCGATCATGACTCGCTCAGTGAGCATTATCATAGGCAATTTCGCCTTAGATAAATTCCCCTCGGGTAAATAAACATGAACTCAAAAGCACAATTCATTTACGACGACGCACAGCAACCGCTGTACGCGATTCTCCCCTTTGCCGAGTATAAGCGGCTGCTGGGTGAAGACCAACCCGCTCAACAAAAACCATCGCTGTTGAGCGAAGATGGGCTTTCAATCCGCCTTCCGAACGGGGGGCCAGGTGCTGCGATTGACCTGCCTCGCTTCGTCGACTATTGGGCTCGCTCCGGCTTGCTCAGCATGCCAATCAACCAGCGCGCGAAACGCTTTGACCAGTTTGAGCAGACTGAGCTTTTTTCGCTCGAGCCATTCATTCGTGGCTGCTTCCTTTCCAAAGACTCCTCTTACAAAAACACTATGCAAGTGACGACCGAGGTCATTGGAGCTCTCGTCGAAACCGGCATGTTTAAAGAGGTGCGCTTCGATCAAGCTCAGTTGAACGAAGGTCAACGGTTTGATCGCGACAAGGCGCTGGTTAAAGAAGAGGATCTGCATAAATACAGTCGTACGGTGAAATGCTTGGAAATTGTTGAAAGTGAGGTACGCAAATTTCTGAAAGCCCATCCGCATAAGGGGCAATGCATCAATCGTTACTGGTTCCTCGATGAATATTACAAACCAGCCTTTCTGAAGTAAGAAGGCGGCGCCCGATGCCACAAGCGTTGGGCGTCTTTTCACACAAGGTACAGTCCTCGCATTACTAGGTAGTCGGCAAATTGCGTCCTGCTCGGCGCATATGGCGGCGGTCGCATCCGAAAGCCTGGTGTGGCTCGATTGAGCAACACCCTTCTGCCGTTCGGCTCAGTACAGTGCGTTGGCTCGTCAATTTGAAAACCCTGCTCTGCCGCGTACAGCTCGGCAGCAAGTCGCACCTGCCCCCATTCAAGCTCAAAGGGCACGAACGTCTCCGAAAGCGTCTGGTATTCGATCTTGCAGTCACGTCGAGGCCAGGCCATCGCCTGATCTGGATTGGCCTTTCGTCCTTTCCACTGCCGGGCGTTAATGTTCGCCGCGGCGCGCAGCAGCAACGCGACCTGATCGGCCTCCATCTCAGGGATTCGAAAACCGTAGTAGTCGCGGTAGAAGGTCAGCTTTTCCAGCAGCACGAAGCTGTTGGCATCCGGCCTTCCCTGTCCGTACTCAACAATGATCTGCATCGGTCATCTCAAGCTGGTGGAGCCCCGAGTGTAACGCCTGCACGGGTGAACATGTCAGGTTCGAGATCCTTCAACTGCGCCAGAGTCAACGGCTTGAACCTCTTGTCGAGCTGCAAAATGGCGAACTTCTCAGGCGTCAAGCCGCCGTCGCGGAAAAGCTTCCCTCGCACCGGACCAAGTGCGTGATCCTGGAAGCTCGCCGGCTGGGTCGACAGCCACTCGTAATAATTCATGCTGGCATCGACCTGACCACCGCCAGTATTGCCCACCGATGCGCGCGTGGCGCCCTTTGAAAACATCTCAGACAGCCTGGTTATCGGCACTGTGGTTGAACGGCAGTTGATGTGCGCCGGCGGCAATGGCCCCTTGCCCAGCTCGAAGCGCATGCCGTCCAGCCCCTTGCATTGCTGTGAGGTCTTGCTATCGAGTGTCGACAGCCAGCGATAGCCCAGTACCACATCGCTGTTGGCCTTGAGGGTTTCCATCCGCGCAGTTGTGGCCACATGCTGAATCGCCGTCTGCACGACTGACGCTGCGTTACGGTTGCTCACGGCGAGGATGCCGTCGGTGAAGTTCTGCGCCGCGGTGCCGCGTACGGCCTGGATGATTTGCGCGTTCGTCTGACCTTGGCCGAAACCGAGCCGGATCGTGTTCGTCACCCGCATTGTTTCGGTTCTGGTCCATCCTGCAAGGAAGCTCTTGAGCAGCTTGCCGCCGTCAATGCCCTTCACCTGCAACGGATAGGAGAACACCGCCGCGCGGATCACTGCGTTGGCCGGGACCACTGCGTCTATCGACATCGCATGGCTGAGGCTGTTGGCTTCGAAGGTGGATTCATATAGAGCGATGTCCACTAGGTCGGCCTGCACCACATCGGCGAAGGCTTTGTATATCTCCAGCAACATGCCATCGACCCGGGCCAGGAACTGCTCTAGACGGTCACGACTGTAGGTCGTCAACTCCTTGCGAGTCAGCTGCTCGCGAATCAATGCGTCGATCTGGCGCAAGTACTTCTCGAACTTTTTGACCTCACCGGCCTTGAGTCGCTCAAGCATGACGCTATGGCGTGTCGTCTGCTCCAGCAACTGGCTGTCCGTCTGCGCCTGGTTTGTCGTTGGCATCGTCTTTATCCAAGTTGATGCCGGCCGACTCGCGCTCATCGCTGATCAGTTCGGCTTCGTCTTCGTAGGGGCGTTCTGGCAACTTGCCGGTGGTGAGGTACTGCCAGTAGGTGTCGGCGCTGATCGTGCCAGCCATCACACCCTTGAGCAGTTCGGCAAGTACCTGAGCGTCGACAACTGGGTTCACGAACTCAGGATTCACCTTGAACTTGACCTGCTTGGGGTCGTACCCCCTCCACTCGGCTGCGTACCGCAAGCCCTGCTCCACCGCCTCGGCCACAGTGATGACGATGCTGTGCAGGGTGGCGTGCTGATCGTTCTGGCGGGTCTTTCGCGCTTCGCCCGACTCGGTACCGACCACGTCCATGACCTTGGCGCCAGCCTCAAGCGCGGCGTTCTTCTGGTCGTCCATGGCCTGGCGTACGGCTTCGATCCCGGCTCCCTGGAACTCCAGATAGCCGCATGATCCAGAAGGTCCAAGATCCCAAGCCGCAGAAGGCCCGGTAACGCTCAGCTCTACCGCTTCGTCCAGCCCAGAAACCCACGGCTGCGGGTGACTGGTTTGATGCAGTGACGTGAAATAGTCAGCGCTGAGCTGGTAGGACTTCAGGGCGGCCCGTGCCATTGTCAGCAGCGGGACCTCATCGACGTCAGGCGAGTTGTCGGTCGAGCCGCAGTAGATCACTGGCAGGTAGAAAAGGCCTTTGACCAGTCGGTTGTCCGATCCAGTGGTTCCCAGCGGCCGCTCATTCTCTACGATCTCACCAGCCTCGTTCCGCACTGCGGTGTAGCAGGTTTCACCTTGCATGAAGAACTCACGGAACACCGTGTCGCAGTCATGGCTGTAGCGATCGCCGCCCTTCTTGCGGAACTCGCGAAACACCGAGAGCGTTAGGTCCTGCCGCCCGCCTTGATCGGCGACATCCCAGTTGATCGCATTGCGCGTGGCGTATGTCGAAAAATACGGCTCACCCGAATCGTCGATATTTACCACCAGCGGCACACGGCCATGGGAAATGGCCTGACGCACCATGCGAAAGAACAACTGCTTCAGGCCGAAGCCGTCCGAAGTGGCGCTGTCTTCCAACCCTTTCAGACCGACCGGCAGTGCAATCTCAGGAATCAGCCGGGTAACCAGGCCCATCATCGACCGCAACGAATCGCGCACCCAGTGCTCGTACTGAGCCCGGTTTGTATAGTTCTGATACAGGTATTTGTTGCCTGCGGCGTCGAGCTTTTCAGCCTCCACCATGCCGCTGGGCTTCGGCAGGTTCCGATCGTTGCGTTTGATGGCGCCCTCACCTTCGAGCGCGTCGTCCATCATTTCCCACTCGGCGATGTGCGCGTCGAAGTCGGGGTTCGTCGATTGCACTGGCATCAGGCCAATCCTCCAATACGGCGGACACCGCCTGTGCGTTTGCGCCTGCCCATCGAAACAGCGAAGTAGCGGAATGCATCCGCGCCGTGTGATGACCAGTCGTGTAAGGGTTTGTCTTTCCAGCAGCCGCGCTTGTCGTCCCACTCTTTGCGGTAGTTCTCCAGGCAGGAAATGCCCAGTTCACACTTCGACTCATCAAAGGCGCAGGCCGGAAGGATTTCCCGAACCTGCTCAATGCCCTCGTCAATGCCGAGCTTCGGAACCACGCTGAACTTGAGGCTGTATTTCTGCCCGTCGATCTCGTATCCCTCGCGAGCCAACTCGCGGCGAGTCTTCCCGTCGCTGCCGAACTCCCGGTTATCGATGTCGTGGGGCCCCCAGTGATCGCCATACGTGTATTTGCGATCCTTGAGCACCTTCATGTAGTGCCGAAGGCCTTCACCGCTGTTCTCGTAGAAGTCGATGACGTGGTATTCCTCGCCGACGATCCGGACAAACCAGATAGCCGTGGAGTCGCCCACGCCGATGTCCCAGATCGTGTGCACCGGTAGATGGCTGTTGTCGGGCAGCGCGCCGATACGCTGAGCGGCGTAAAGCTTGGTGAACTGCTTGGCGTAATAAGCGCCCTCGATCGACTGCTGGAAGGCTTCGGCCGGCAGTGACGGGTATTCCCGCTTCATGTCGTCGCCGAGCGTCTTTTCCTTGGCCGCGTACCAGGCGCGCTGACCGTCGTTAGTGACGATCCCGTGTTTGGCATGCAACTCGTCGAAGTAGTCGGTCAGGCGCTGCGAGATGACCACGTCAGTCGGGTCAAGTCGGTAAGCCTTGTTCTTCCACCAACTGAAAAAAAAGAACTTCCAGTCCAGCAGACCCAAAGGCATGCCAGCCAGTTGCTGACGCTCCGCGCTCTGCGAGTAATCGAAGAAGTAGCCGGCACGGCCTTCCGCCGTCGATTCAATCGTGACGAAACAGTCGGTGGCGACAGCTTCGAAGGCGCCGGTGACGATCTCGCGAGCCTTGTGTGGAAACTTGGCGCAGATCTTCCCGAACTCGGACACATGCAAGTAGCGCAGCGTGCCGCCCCGGAACGAGGTGGATACATAGAGCGAACCGCCCTTGCTGAACACCAGCTCACCCGCGGCGTCGTTGCTCGCCGGGTTGGCAGCGCGGATCTCGGCCGGCAGGTTGTCGTAGGCGTACTTCACCTTTTCCCGGAACAGGCGCTTGGCGTCGTTCAGAGTGTGAGCGATCAACGCGCACTTGGCCGACTCGAACAGAGCCGCGTCGAGCTGGATGATGCAGCACTCAGTGGTAAAGCCGAGCTGTCGAGCCTTCAGGATGATGTTGCGCGTGTGCATCCCATCGAAGTACTCGATCTGCTCGTCCGTCATCCGGAAGCGGACCTTCTTGCCCTGCTTGTCCGTGATGAAGTAAAGGTTGTTCAGGCGCCATCGCTTGTCCCGGAGCAGCTTAATGTGCTCGGGCTTCATGTCAGGCGTCCTTCGATAGTTCGTCCATCAAGTTTGAGAGTTCGTCGGCATCGGCAGATTTCTCTTTCTCATCCAGGCCGAATGCCTGGCGTTCCAGGACCTGGAGATTCTTCATCGCCGAGGACAACTGAAACAGTGTTTTTGAATTGCTCGGCAGCGCCACAGCAGCGAGCATTGAGGCCCGGCGCATGCCGTTGTTGTCCTCGTCTGTCTCGTCGATGATCGCGTCTTCGATCTCTTCACGGCGCTGGATGGTGCTGAGCAGGTCATCCATCAGCAGGTTCGCAAGGTTCGTGGCTTTGCGAATGTCACGGCGGTGGCTGCGAACCACCTGGGCGCCTTCCTCTGCGGCCTCTTCGATGATCTCAGCATCAAGTTCGCAGTTCGCGCCTTGGTCGTTGCGAACCTCGCCGCGAACCAGCTTGCTGCGAACCTCTTTGCGCACCTGGTCAGATAGGTCCCTCGCCCATCCTTGGACCTTGGCTTTCTTCCTGATCGCCGTGTCGCTTACGCCTTGTCGCTCAGCGATAGTTCGGATGGAAAGCGAACCAGCCCGGTAGGCGCGCTCGATTGCCTCCCAGTCGGCTTGCTTAGTTGTCATTGGAATTCCTGTGCTTGAATTAAGGGCGTGTTGCCGGTATTGGTGAGGCCATTTACAGGAGAGCAATATGTCCGACCGTTATGAAGTGAAGAGCGCAATACCGCTAGAATCTGGGTCCGTTCGCGACGGAGTACGACACTCCACTGCAGCGGTGAGAGGTTTCCAGATATTCGACAACTTCGAAAATAAGCGACTGCCCGATAGTTACATGAGCCGATCCGAGGCGCAGGATGAGTGCGATCGCCGCAACGGACGATAGCCATGTCTTTAGTGCCGCACTCACCTGCGGCACACTTCAGCCGGCGATCAAATCTTAGGAGTCGCATATGGCAGAAACTAACATTGACGAATTCGATAAAGCCGTAGGCTTGATACTGGCCAAGCTTTATCAAAGCTTTCCGATGCGGATCCTTATCGAGCCGATAATTACTGAAAGTTTGTCTCCTTTTGACCCAACGATCGATGGCTGGGACAAGCCCTACTTTCGTCAACGAGACATCTTCAAATGCACCATGTCTTGGCTGATCCAGGCCGGCTATATCTGGTCTGAAAAACAGGATGGTTTGGCTGAGCTCTCGGGTATTTTCAAAGAGTGTGTACTTTCGGCAAAAGGTTTAGAGGTTCTTAAAGCGCCGGATAGTTTGAGCGGGCTCAGCATTGGCGCTCAGCTCCAAGACGCAGCCAGAGATGGCGTTTTAAGCTCCATTAAATCGCTAACAGAAAAGGCACTCGGAATCGGGGCCAAGATGGGCTACTCCGCAGCTGTTGTCTGGGCTAGCTCATGATTGAATCATGATGCTCGTCTGCATCTGGCGTGCCCGTGCAGGAGAGGATACAACCAAACCCTGAGGCCGCCCTGCGGCTTTGGCCACGTCGATGGCCTTGGCGATCGCAATATCCAGCTCGGTCACAGCTTTATTGATCTCAGGGCTCATCGGCAGCGCATGGCGCAAGCGGGTTACATTGGTCATGCCGTCACACGAAGCTGAAGGCAGTCACGCCTAGTCCAATGATCGCAATAAGGATCCAGCCGAGATTGGATACTGCTTTGGAAGAGTTGGTGTTCGAAGCCATGGTGATTCCCTCGTCGCAGGTCGCGACACAATTTGCTGATTCGCGAAACGTGTCGCGGGTTATTTGCTCTTCTGTGCAGCGGTGTAAGCCGCCTCACAGGCGAAGCCAGCTATTCGACTTCGGTCAAGCGCCTCTGCCAGCCTTCCCGCTGTTTCGTCAGCGCTTCGACGCAGGTCGGCGAGCAGAACGGTAAGGTCGGCTCTTGTCTTGCTTCCGCTGGCAACCTCGGAAGCACAGGACTGCTGCTTGGCAATGAGGTCGGTGATTTGCTGCTGCAGGCTGCGAGCCCGGCCATCAGCAATAGCAACGGCAGCCGTAACGTGTTCAGTCCTGGCTTTCGCATCGTCGGAGACTCGGTTGATGTCTTCAGTGAGTTCGCGCTGTAGGCGCAGCGTAGTGGTCAGTGAGTTTACGCGTGCGGTTGCATTGTCGCGCTCTACCGTAATGGCTCCCCGATCGTCCTTCACGCTATCAAGGCGCAATGCCAAGTAGCCGATGGATAACGCAGCTGCCAGCACAACCCACATCCATAACGGGATCAGCTTGAGCACGGAGCTCATGGGGTCTGCCTCTCGACCGCCTCGTTGACCTTGTCGGCGGCCTTGCTTGCCGTGTCAGCTGCCTGGACGGCGGTATTAGAGGCTTCTTGTACCTTCACCGCAGCATCTTGGGTTTTCTCGGCTAGGGTGGTCAGGCGCAGGTCGCGTTTGCCCAAGGCTGCGTCGTATGCAGCGCGCACCTCGGCGAGCTGTTTGGTTTGCTCGCTGCTGGCTGACCATACACCGGCCTGAAAGCCGAGGATTAACCCGCCTGCAAGCAGCAGTGCCGCGATAACCCAAACCTCAGCCCGACGCCACCAGCGGCGAGCGATAAATTCCATTGCGCACCTGTCCATCAATTGATGCCTCCCAGCTTCACTCTCAAGCGAGCAATCTCTTCGCTCTGCGAGGTAACCGTTGCGGTGAGCTGTGCGACCTGGCTGGTGAGGGCTTCAATCTTCCCTTCCATACGCCCGACAGCTGCTGCGAGTTCGTTCCGCTCCTTGGCAAATTGATCGGCGCGGGCTTCAGCTTCCTTCCGGGCGATTCGCTCGGAATCAAGCAGCTCATTCAGCCGGCGCAGAGTGAAAATGTCGGCATTGTCCATTGCCCGATCAGCCGCATCCTTGGAAAGGAATTTCCTCAGCCAAAGGAAGGCGGCCAACAATACGGTTCCGGTACCGCCCAGCCAGGTAGCTGTGCCTGGGCCGAGGTCAGTAGGATCCATCGTGACTCCATGAATAAAAATGGCCTGCGTTGGCCGGGGCATAGCCCAAAACAGAAAAGCCCCAGCGATTGCTGAGGCCGGAATAGGTGCGCTCGTCTTTCCGAGCTGTCTGCCGAAGACGTTCACTGCGTCGACACCCTGTTGCATCGATCTCGCAGATCCAGCCTCGCCCCCCGCAGCATATGCGGCCGGGGCTGCTACTGCAGAATGATATTCCCGAAGAATGCTGCTACATCAGCTTTCGCTTAACCCTTGAAGCTGGCAGTAACAATAAAGAGAAGAAAACCATTATCGAAAAAAACAAAATACCACCCAAGATGCCAATGATTGAATCGTATGAGAACGCTGCAACGGAGAAAACCCCGAATGCAGATGTTAGGAATAACGGAAGATTCCCGATACAAAAAATAAAAGTCTGGAGCTTGGTTCGATCATCGCTTACGACTTTCCCGACTAATAATCCGATTAAAGAAACACCCCAAGAACAAATACCAAAGACCATAGTAAAAATCGCAAACATATAGGCCGCGGGAACACCGCTCGTATCTGTCAAATCGTTAGGATTTTCTGGCATCCCAGCAATCGAATACGCGAACAACAAAAATGCTGACAGCGAGATTCCCAAAGCAATAATAAACCGCTTCCAAGAGTACATTTATAGCCCACCTACCAATATCAAATCAAACTATAGGAGTTGACCAATACTAGAGGCAACGAAACGGCTCCGTCAAACTCTACCCTCGCCCCCCTTCAAAAAACCACACAAAACACACACAATCTCCACACACAAAGATCGTCATGCTAGCTTGCAGCCGGCATGACGACATCTCGAGTGAGGTCAGTAGACGGGGCTAATCCCCTGCAACATACTGATTACCGCTGAATATTGATCGGCAGAGAACCCTTAATCTCAATTTCATACTCTTTGGCGTTTGTAACCTCTTGGATTTTACGCAAAATAGTAGTGGCAGCTTCCGGAAGCGCGTTTCTGAAAGAACCCTGGTTTGCATCATACTTGTCATTATACGCGCGAGCTTCTCCATTGAAAGTGACCGCCCCGTTCTCTGACTTCGTAGCAGTACCCTCAATCTTTAGGGTGATATGCCCCAGAATCACGCCAGTATTGAACGAGTCCGCAAAAGTGTCATAAGGCACTTTGTCTATCAGAACACTAGAAGTACCGATAGGCATAGACGCTAGATGCTGATCCAAAAGTGGAATGCTTGTAACGGAGGGATTCAATCCAAGCTTGTTGATATCCATTACAACGCTATTTCCATCGCCATTGATAAAGTGGCCCAACGCAGATACTGGACCCAGATCAGTAGCAGAGACCTGACTTGATTGCGCTACAGCGTTTGCTTGAGTGACAAGCAAAGGGTTCTGGTATGCATACCACAAGGCTGCTTCAGGAGACAGGCCGGTGACGCACATATAATTGTCCGCAAAAGGCAGGATCTTAAGATCGCGGCGCATTGACTCGCCGATCATCCATTCAGCGAACTGCCCGCCATTCTTATTCATGTAAAACTCTGCTTCCGAGCATAGCTTAACAATTACCTGCCGCCACATTCCCTGCACGTAATAGTTGTTCCTGATTAGCTGCATCTGGTTCATGATTACAGCGGGGCTTTGCATAGTGCCGCCACCACTTTGATTGAGACCGGGGTAAAATGGCTCAGGAGCTGTAACAACAATTGGTGGAAGTTCCATAAAGATACCTATTGAGTCGAATGATTTGGTGCGGACAATTCCGCTTTCAAGTCGCTCAACGGCGATCGCTCGTGGCTCGAGGCCTTCACATGATTTAACGTCCCGCATCGGGAGCATTTGATCTGGAGCTCTGTAAATCCGCCCGTTCGGGCAAGAAGTCTGTTGCACTTTCCACATCTGCAATCTTTAAGCATCTGCAAAGCCTTGTCGTTTTCTGCTAGGCTCCGCCCCGCTCGCGCGAGCAGTGAGGGCCTTGGCTGGCTTGCAGGCAGGTTCTGCGATCTGGCGTCTCCTTTGGGTGTTACCGCACCCTCTGGAGTCGCCCTCTCTTTTTACGTTCCCAACAAAAAGCCCCGAACTTGTCGGGGCTTTTTTGTTTTCTTCCAGGCACAAAAAACCCGGCACAGTGACCGGGTTTGTTGAATCATCAGAGCTGGTTGCCGAAGGCAAAATACTAACTATGGAGAAATAATGCCCTCAGCCGTGCGGGAAGTCAAGCGGCCTCTTTCATCTTGTAAATCACCCCGCCAATCGGGCTCAAAGCGCGAGCGTCGATGTCGTAACAAGCATCGAAACAGAGCTGCACGAAAGGCTCCCAATCCCGCCCCCAAGCCGCGGACGGAAGCTCGATGTCGTACTCCCCTTTCATCCAGGCGCGGAACATCTCCGGCTTGATCAGCGGATCAGCATTGGCCGATTGTCCGCCTTGATGCATGTAGCGGTAACGACGGAACACGCCCTTAGCAACATATTCGGCTCGCTCCCGCTTGCTTGCGGTCATGCGCACTACTCGCGAACATGCCAAGTTGAAGACCGCAGCCTCAGCCTCCTCCCGATCATCATCTGTCGGCTCGGCCGCATACATGGCATTGCCGAAGGCCCGCAGCTGAAAGTGTAGCCGTGCAATCGCCGACTGAATGTGACCCGCCAGCGCTCCGTGCATCGCAGAGTTCGCTGTTGGGCCTCGCTCAGTACTCTGCACCACCACGCCCAGTTCAGCGGCGTCAGAAGTTTGGCCGGGGGCCGGGTTGTAGTTGCAGTCGTGCCAAGCCTGGCGCGCGGAATGGATTTTCATGCTGCTCTCCCCTTCAGCTCTCTTGTTTTTGCCCGGTAGTTGGCGGTCATCGCCTTCAACTCGTCCACGGTGTACTTTTTCGGCTCATGCGGGCCTTCCAGCCAGTCGACCTGCTCCGCGCCGATGCGCTTCACCAGTGCTATCCGGTAGTTCACGATGTTTCCGGAAAGCTGGGTGTTGCACGGCGAGCACTGGCGGTGGCAGTTCAGCGGCTCGAAGCGCAGCGCAGGGTTGCTCCCGACAGTCCGGTAGTGCCCGGCGTCGTACTTGCCCTGGTGGTGCCGGCCGCAACTGATGCAAGGCAACTCGGCATCGCGCTCGCGCACCCAGGCGTTGAAGGCCTGTTGTGTGTCTTTGAGGTGCTCTGCCCGGCTCTTCAACTTCTCCTTGCGAACCTTGATCTCGTGGCGCTCGACATCCGCCAGGGCTTTACGTGTGGCTGCCCGTCCCTTCTCTGACTGCCCGTGAGCGATGGCGCACTCGATCTCCCCGCATACGGCTTGCGAGTCGCGTGCAGGGGTGAACATCACGCGGCATGACGGGCAGCGCTTCCGGCGCGGGACGCCGGACGTTAGCGGGGTCTTGCGCTGCAGCGGAGTGCGCTTCATGCGTAACTCCCCAATTGATCAGCCGCAGAAAGTGCATCAGCTTCATTTTCAAAGTGCGCGGACAACACCAGCCGCCAGCAGGCGTTGAAGACGTCGCGGTAAAGCGGCTCGAAAGCCGTGTCATCCATGTTCGCCCAACTGATCGACTTGGCTTCTTTGCGGATCCCTTCGGGCGTATGCACCAGGTGAAAATGGCCGGCCTCGATCGTCACCCACTCCCGGAACGCCTCCCGGCTCTTGTCGACGGCCGGGAATCGTTCTGCGCGGGTCAGTTCAAGCCCGGTGACATAGGCGGCGACAGCGTCCGACAACTGCCCCGGCTTTCCGCTCTGCGCTTCGAAGAACTTTGCCAGCCCCTGAATGCCGCGCATCTCCTGGCGCGGAATCAGGCCGCCGACCGGCTCCCAGTACTCCCACGCCAGATCGAGCATCGAGAAAAACTTGCCGTGGAACTTGCCGTTGCGCATGCGGGTGAACTTGCCGTGGATGATCTGGCCTGCCTTCCACTTTTGGACGGTTTCGCGGTCCGCTTCGGTGGCCGGTACCAGGCCTTGGGCGGTGCGGATAAGTGCGAGCTCAGCCATGGGATGCCTCCTTGTGTTGCGCGGCAGCGATGGCTGCACGGAACTTACGCTTACGCAAATATGTGTCGACCCGATCAGCTTGGGCCTTCTTGAGTCGCTCGCGTTTTTGCCGGGCCTTCGCCGCATCGACGATCTGGCGCACTTCAGCGAGCTTCTCGCGTAGATGGGGTGACGGCTCCGCGTCGGAGTCTGTAATAAGTCCAGCGATGGCCTGACCATCTGTGGTGACGGGCGCGATGCGCAAGTCAGCCAGGTACTGGGTACCCGCCCGCTGGGTGATCAGTTGCATACGGACCGCTGATTCAATCGCTGTAACCCGGCGCGCCGGATCGAGCCCCAACGAGACACTCCAAGTGATTGGTTTGGCTTCAGTCCGGGCAGCGGACACTAAGCGCTCGTAGGCGCTGTTGAACGCCATCCGGGCACCGACCACATCCCGGCGACTCAAGACTGGTTGTGCCGCGACCATCGCTTGGCGAATCTCGGCGGTCATCACGACTGTTTCGGATTCGTCGCCTGCGGTCAGTGCGATCGCCCAGGCTTCGTCTTTGCCCGGACGGCCATCGGAGGCCTGGACTCGTTGCAGAATGTCGGCCATGGACAGACGGCCTTTCACCTCAAGCCGGCAGGCCTTCAGCGCCGCTTTGACGACAGGCACCGAGTAAGCGCAAAGGTCTTCAGCCATCATCGCGGCAGTGCCTGGGTTCATTTCCTGCCCCATAGCCTCGGCCGTGGCGATGATTGCGGAGGCAAGCCCGGCGACTTGGGCGTCGTTCATTTCAGAGGTATTCATTGCGCTCTCCCGCTTGGCGCCTGGCCAGGACCAATTGCGCGGCCTGCTCTGCTGCGGACAGGTTCGCTTCGGTCCGCTCCATTTGGCGGGCCGTTGTCCCGTTGATGCGCTGACCGGTGACCCACTGTGTGTGGTAGCTCTCGGCGTTGGCCAGCAGCTCGTTGAGGCTGTGACATTTGCGCAGCACGGCGGCATCACTGGTTTTCAGGAAGTGGGCGGCGACGTGGTGGGCGACATCAGCACCAAGGCGGCTGACAAGCTGACCGAGCTGGCCGCCGACCTTTGCGTTCCACACCGGCCAGGTGCCGTAACGCTTACGGTAAGCCATGGCGTAGTTCGCCCAAATCTTGAAGGTTTTGCAGGTCTGGTCTTTGGGGCCCGGCATATCGGCGGGAATCTCGACACGGGGAGTATCGGTGCGGTCAACCACCAGCACCAAGCCGCGGGACTGAACCGGCGCGACCTCGGCGGGAGCCGGGGGTGCAATTGGTTCAATGACCGGTTCCATGACTGGTTCAAGAGAGTTACTGATTCTGGGTGCAACTGCTGCACTACCCCCTGGTGCAGGAGATTCACTAGGGGGTGAACCTGCTGCACTACCCGGGTGAATCTTCTGCACTACCCCTGGTGCAGGGGGTGCACCACCACCATCGAGGGTGAGGAAGTAAACGTTCGACGAATTCCCCTTTGGTCCACCCTTCCGGATCTCCTTGCGCAACAGTCCCGCCTCACACAGAGCGGTGATGTGGTTCATGACAGAGCGCTTGCTGATCTCGCACTGGTCGGCAATGTGCTGATAGGAGGGCCAGCACTCGCCTACGTCGCTGGCGTTGTCGGCCAACTTGATCAGCACCAGCTTGCGCAGCGGATTACCAACGCGAAGCTTCATTGCGGCAACCATAAGGCCCATGCTCATGCTGCACCTCCGGCGAACGCGCGGAAATCAATCGCACGCACGCCCTTCCAGCTATTGCAGGACATGCAAAGGGTCTGGAGGTTGCCCAATGAAGCCTCTCCACCTTGGCTTTCAGGTACGACGTGATCGGCCCTCAAGCGCATCAGCACCGAGCAGCCACAGCGCAAGCACGCGTGACCGTCGCGGGCGAATACCAGAGCACGCAAGCCAGAAGGGATTGGTTTCTTTTTCGTCCTGCGCCGGGGCGGGAGGACCGGCGGTTGGTGCGCGGTGACGTGGCCCATACGGTCCGGGTTCCACTCACAGCCTTTTTCGGTGAGTCGGAATGCTTCAGGGCGAAGCTCAATCAGGCCGGCCTCTTCCAGGGCCTTCAGCATGCGGTAAGCGGTGTCCGTTTTATCAGTGAGCAGCGGCAGCTCCTCGATGATCTTGGCCTTGCTCAGCGCGAAGAAGATCCCGTCATCAGTCTTGATTGGCTTGGTCCAGCTCGGGCAGCCGTAGACGAAGGCGAACAGCAGGGCCTGCTGAGAATTCAGCCCCCACTCGAGCGCCTTCACCTGGTTAATCGTGACGGTGTATTGCATGTCAGGCCTTCCCGACCTTAGCGGCCAATTCAAGGAAGCGATCCACGTACCAATGAGGCTGCGTCTCGCGGGGGCATTGAGGACTTGTGAGGTTCTTGCCGTAGGCCATGCCCTGCTCGGTCACGGACCAAAAGTCGACCATCTCCTGCTTGGAATTTTTGCGCTGCAGGACCTTGAGGAAGCCATGGGCCTCAAGTGCAAGGTTGAAGGCGCGCGCGGTGCTGGCGATGGCGTGATCTTTGATCAGGGCGGTAATTGCCTTGGTCGGCATGGAAGAGCCACCAGCGGCATCAGGGGCGGCATCCACCGCATAGCCTGGAAGGAACTTGGCGTCCAGGCCGTTGCTTGCCGCGATCTTGGCCAGCATCAGCATCTTGCTGGAGTTGGCAGGCTTCAACAGGCGGTCGAAGCATTCCAAAATGGCAAGCTCGCCGACGATCTTGGAGTTGTTTGGACCCTGGGCAGAAAAGGTGCCGGTCTTACGGATACTCGGCAGCACCTGCCCGACCACCCACTCTTCAAACTTCTCGGCGGCCGGCAGCTTGGACTTCATCACCAGCCGGTACAGGTCCCGCTCAGGAATGATGGTCATGAAACCACCACCCTGTTTCGGGGTAGTGGTCGCAGCCTTGCAGTGACGGGCCACCGCGTTCTCCGGTTTGGAGTAGCCGAGGGCGTCAGCGACGTCGCGCGCAACAAACCACGGATCGCCGAGCCTGTCGGTGATGACCCGGATTGCGGCGCCGTCGAAGTCGAACGGAATCACTGCTGAATTGCGCGCCACGTTTTCAGATTGCGAAAAACGTGGCGCGAGATTGGTAGATCTATTGATATGTGGCGGGGTTTGCATATAATCGGCCTCACAAAAGTGTTATCGAATTAGCCGACCTCGACCGTCGGCTTTTTTGTGCCTGGGCTTCAGATCCGCTTAATTCATAGTGCGAACCCGATGGGCACCGATTTCCGCGCATGCGCGGGAAATCAGGAAACAGATTTCAAATTTCGCTGGACCGAAGCGAGCAATTGCTCGGCACGGCGCCCCAGCTCCCCCGCCTTCGCTTCAACCTGGCGGCACTGCTTGGCGAATGCCGGTAGGTGCGGCAGGTCCTGCTCGCACATCACCTGGTCGTCAAACACTTCGCTGCCGGTGTCGATCACATCGCCGAGCGCACGGATCAGCGCGCCGAAGCTTTTGTTGGCGCATTGGTCGCTGGTCATCTGGCGGGCGCCGGTCAGCCCGTGGCGGCTCGCCAGTTCGTTCACGCAGTGGTCGCGGAATTCAGGCTCAAGGGCGTTTACCCACGACTCTTCCAGCCAGGACGGCATTTCCTGATCACCGGACAGCCAGCGCTGAACACGCTTGAGCCAGCGGCCGGTAGCCTTAATGAACTCGCCCACGTCGTTCAGGCGAGCCAGCTCTTCGAAGTCCGGGACTTTCGCGTCTTTGATCTTCGCGGCGGGCACGGTCAGGTAGATCTCACGGCTCAGCGCCTGGGCGAAGTCGTCCTGGCTCAGACTGGTGCGTGCGATCTGATTTGCAGCGTGGGCGACCAGCACCTGATCACGGGTTTGTACGGTGTGTCTGGAACTGGACGTTTGCATGGGGACTGCTCTCTTCTAATCTAGCTTCAATGGAACGGCGGACAGGGATGTCAGGCGGCCTGAGCCTTCTTTGCTGCCTTGAACTTTCCTTTGGAAAGGACCTGAATCTGGTACTGCCGGGATTCGGGAATAGTTTCCCCCCACATGGTCACGGCACTTGGGCGAATACCCAGGGCCAATGCCAGCTTTGTCTTGCTGCCGAAGAATTCGGCGACTTCATGCGTATTCATTTCGCATCCTCGTTCGACTCTGGCGCAATTTCAGCATGCTTAAGTTATCGAGTCAACGGCGTTTTCTGCCTACTGCATGCTTAAATTCAGTTAACTTAATATTGGGTCCATGGAAAGACACGAACGTATTGCCCGAGCCATACAGCTCAGCGGGAAAAAGAAAGGGGAAATTGCAGCGCTCTGCGGTGTTGCGAATTCGGCCGTCACTCAGTGGATTACCGGTGAGAGTAAAAGCCTCAGGCCGGAGAACCTTTACGCCCTAGCGAAAGCGACCGGTTTCCAGGCTGAGTGGCTTGCTATTGGTGAGGGTGAAGAGCGCGAGGCTTCAGAATCGAACGTCTCCCCCGCCGCGCAACCCACCAAATCATTCCGCTACCCGGTAGTGAGCTGGGTTGCCGCCGGCGCCTGGGCGGAAGCGGTGGAGCCTTACCCAGCCGGAATCTCGGACACCTACGAGTTCTCAGAGTACGACTCCAAAGGCCCGGCGTTCTGGCTGACGGTCAAAGGTGACTCGATGACGGCGCCCGCCGGTCAGAGCATCACCGAGGGCACTCTGATCCTAGTGGACACTGAAGCGGAGGTTGCACCAGGTAAGCTGGTCGTGGCAAAGCTCCCGGACAGCAACGAAGCGACATTCAAGAAGCTGGTGAGCGACGGTGGCCGATTGTTTCTCAAACCGCTAAATCCGAGCTACCCCATTGAGGCTGTCGACGAAAACTGCCGGATCGTGGGCGTGGTTGTGCAGGCGCTTCAAAAATTCTACTGAGTATGGATAGCGCCCCACCCGGATGATGCCCGGCGGGATTTACAAGGAATGTAATGGCACTGATCGAGTTCTTCCTCGGCGCTTTGAGCGCCCTCTCCATCTATGAGCCATACCAAAAGCCTCGCAGGGTCTTTACGCGGGGATTTGTCATGTTTTGCGTGCTGGTTGCAGTGGTTGAGCTGATAGCGCTGAACCACTTCTATGGCGCGCGCGGATGAGGCGTACCGGACGGGGTGGGTGTAGTTCGTGAACACGGACTATGCTAGACGAAAAATTGGGCACAAGCTGATGCGACAAAACATAATTAAAACAAACACATACTGACCACACCATAAAAGGGAATTTTCATGGCATTTGAGCTAATACATGTCGTAATACACTCTTTCGAAAAAGAGAAGGGTGTAACGACTGTCGACAAATCAAAAACAGTTATTAAGCCTTTATTCGACCCCAAAATAGGTACGCTTACGTCTCTTACTGAAGGGATCAATAGCCTTTTAGGGAAAAAAGGAAATAATGTAGTTTGGGGTCAATTTAGCTCTGATAACAGAGAAGGCTTGTTTCCAGAAGAAAACCAAAAATTTACTAAAAATATCAACTCCTCCAACTTTGAATTATTAACTCACGTAGCAATCAACGAACTTATTAACCAAGCTTCGGATGAAATTTTCGCTACGGGAGGACACACCCTCTTTGCATATTATATGAGCGATGCAATACCATTCATTCTAATAGCAAACATTAAACAACGAGACGGGCTGCGCTTGGGGGCAGACTACATACCGATAACCAGTGTTGATATCGACATGAGCAAAGTCCACCAGGCTTGCAGGATAAATTTAGCTCGGTATTCTGAATCTGTGCTTGATGACAGTGACGATGAGGAAGCTTGCGAAGCTGACAAGACGTATCTGTGCTTTATTAGTAAAGGCAGAGACAGTGAAGCATCTGCTTATTTCATCAAAGCTTTGGGCTGTACACCCGGCATCGCGTCGACTAGGGCGACTGGTAATGCCATAGACGTTATTGAAGATTTTTTTCGAGACAATAGTGACCTAGCGCCATTCAGCGCCCAAGCTAAAGATAATGTAATTGCCTACTTATCTAAAAAACATAAGGACAATGAAAAGGCTACCATACAAGGGCTTCAAACTGCAGCCTCCTCTGCTATACCTCCAGAACTATCCGATCTTGCAGAGCAATTAGAAACATTATCTGAAGTACTTAACTCTGAAGACTCAAAAGTTCCCGAGGAGTTCTCGGTGAGCAAAACCATACTCGATAAGAAAACAAAAATTAAAGGCAAGTCTAATCGCTGGTCAGCACAGTTCGATAGAAGCGCACTAGGGACTAGTATTGATAGTGTTATATGCTACAATGAGGCTGACGGAAAATTAATATTTTCAGATATACCGGAAGATATGAAAAAGCACATTGAAGCTGAAATAATTAGTCGGAACCAAAGCAGGTAAGCCATGTTCAATCACATTGTTGAACTTTATAGAATGATCGGACGCCCAGCCCTTTCTAGTGCTGGGTCTTTCGATTATTCTGGCTCGCCCGATGAACTGCTTCAAGCTTTAATTAAATTAGTTTCAGACTTGCCTTCGCATTATGGCGAGATGAACTATCACAGAGTAAAATCTGGGCTAACGAGCTTTGAATTTACACCCATATCCTCAGGTGAAAATTCGTTTTTTAGTGACTTTTCTTCACTAGTTCAAAAGACACCTTCGCTCGGTTGCGGAAACCCTCTTATCAACTTTTACATTGTCACGGAAGATTGGGCGTCTGACGAAAGCGTTATTAACACCAAGAATGAAAAAATACTTAAAGTATGCAAGCTCATAAAAGACCTTACAAAGATCGCCGTATCAGAGCATTTGCAGCCGTCGTCCTATAGCTTAGTTTTTTCTACTTCCAGCGGGAATAATAAACCGCCAAAAACTATGGTTTTACAGACCAAAATTTCGTCTGAAATATTAGAGATCGACATCAAGAAAACCTCGTTAATCGGAAGCTTAGCCAGCGAAGAAAACAAAGGAAGAATTCACTTAGAAGAACGGCGCGCAATATTAAATGGCGCGATATGCGAGGCGCTAGATGCCCTGCCCGAGGACCACCCAAATAGATTCGTAGCTCTGTTGGAGCGATGGGATCTTATATTGGATAGTTACTGGCAAAACTTTCAGATTTACATACATTCATTTTCTTTCGAAAAAGTCAGGAAAGAATTTGCACAGGCCGAGCTTGATTATGGTGCAAAACTTAGCTCTGCCTTTGGTGACATCGCAGGAAAAATGCTAGCACTCCCAGTATCACTAATAGCGCTTATCACTCTATACAAAGCTACGAGTGCAGTCGAAATATTTGTAACATCATTAGGTTTAATGATGTCCTCAATTATTTTAATTGGAATACTTCTAAATCAACTACTGAATATACAGCGACTGAATAGCAGCCTTTCGATATCTTTCGAAAACCTAACAAAGTCAATAGCAACCTATCCAAAAAACTTGCGAAGACTTATTTTGAGCGCTCAGCAAAATATTGACCGTCAGAAATTCGTTGTCACCTCAACAATCATTGTTTTTGCTGTGCTTGCTCTAGCACCATTTATTGGCGCCTTATTATTTCTTATGGAGCATTACGCTCAGTATTGGCACGAGTGGCTACTGCTAAATTTCCATGCCAGCTAACCCCCATCGCGGGCTTTTCTTTGCCTGCGATTTGGAGGGCCGACAATCGCCTTCCCCGACTTACCCGACGACGGCTATACACGCCCACCTTCAAAATGACACGATCACGTCTCGCCTTCGTAAGTAGGAATACAGGATGTTCAGTCACGTAACCGTTGGGACAAACGATCTTGATAAGGCATCTACCTTCTATGACGCGGTGCTGATCCCCCTGGGCTCTGTCGCAGGCCTGTGACGCCTGATGGCGGACCACCTGCGGCATGCTGGATTAAGCCAGATAGCGTTCTCCCTCGCTTTTATGTGTACAGCCCTTATGACCGCAATGAAGCCGGAGCAGGGAATGGCAACATGGTGGCTTTCACCGCACCATCTCCAGATGCGGTAGACAGCGCCTATGCAGCTGGGCTTCTTACGGGTGGATCCGATAAAGGTGAACCTGGCCAACGTCCCCACTATGGTGACGGTTAATACGGTGCTTACCTACGTGATCCAGATGGCAACAAGGTACATATCGTTCATCGTGGAGATTTGGACTTGGCGGGGTAGCCGCCGCTCACCGTATTCGCTTGAAGCCCGCCCAGCGCGGGCTTTTTCATGCCTAGTAGAAGGTATGCTGCTAGCCAATATGCATTTATGCATGAAACTTCTCGTCACCCTATTGCCAAGATATGTCAGTGCAAATACTGTGTATGCATACAGTATATGTAAGGAACGAAGCATGAACCAGGCACCCTACCCCACATCCAAACCGAGAAATTCCTACGAGCTAGTGGGCCGCCGCCTTCAAGGCATGATTGCCTCTCCCCGGGTACAGCGGATTCAGTTGATTGAGGTCTCCAGGCGCGACGATGAAAGCCCTGAAGCCTGGCGCCAGGTGATCCAGGATATCGGCGACACCGCCGGCATAAGTATCGAGCATCTGGATGATGGTGCCGTCAGGATCGGCTGGCGCGAGTACTGCGATTCCTAAATGAGCCCGCCAATGTGCGGGCTTTTTATCACCCAAGAGCTTCAGCATTCTGAATTTATTTATTCAGCATGCTTGACACATTAATTTCAGCTTGCTTAAATTCGTCTCAAGCCAGCAACGAACACCGCCGGCCAGCAGCGAAAGCTGCGCCGATCTTTAGTGACACCCCTTGCCGGATCACCACCGGCCCAGATTCAAAGGCAGCGATGAACCGGCCTAAACGGTTCAGAGGGTTGGCAACTGACCCGGGCGTGCAGCGTAAAGCGCCAAGAACAGTTATCCAGCGGGAGAACAAGCCGAAAGGCCCGCGGCTGGAGTGACATTTGATTCAAGCCAGTGACCGACGCCAGTAGCGGGTCACGGCAAAACATTTCACTGATGCAGCTTGGCGACAGGCTGCATTGGGAAATGGATGTCACTTGCGCTTTCCGAGACCGGGGGCGCCACCGGCAACCACGGTTACCGACGAAAACGCGGTGGACGACTTGCTGCGAATGCCCAGGTCAACAACTACCGAAAGTTGTCGGCAGTGCTGACACTGAACGGGCAAGAAAGAAAATTCAGGGTCAGGTTTTGTCGGCTTACCACAATCTTTGCACGCGACTGTTGCTGGCGGTTGTTCAGTGGCTTTAACGGCTGCCGGCCTTTTCTTAGAGGCCTTCCGACGTGCCGCACGATCGACTTTGCGCTGAAGTTTTTCCGCCTTGGCGGCCTCCTGCCTTTCGGTAACGTCCAGCTGAGAAAACGCCTTCTTCAACTCATGCGTCAGCAAATCGAAATCCATCGAATCCCCTCCCTTAGAGCTCAGATAGTAGCACCAGTCCATGCCAGCTCTGGAACTGGCCGTGCTCACCAGATGTGAGTACGCGAAACCACGCAAGCCAGCCGGGAATAACACTGAACACGAAATGTGTGACCCGACCAGGTGGGGAAACCGAGGCGATGCGCGTGGTGGAGAAAACAGATTTCACTGGCTGGCCTTGGCGACAGGGCCAGACGGGAAATCAACCGGGAGGCAGCAGCATGCAAATCAATCAGCAGAAAACGGTGCAGGTCGACGTGACTGAATTGCACCTGTACATCAAGGTCCGTGACGGGTTCGCCGCAGGCCTCAAGGACGCGCAGGGCGACGAAGTCGGCAGCTACGAAGGCTACGTTCCGGACTTCTTCCCGGGTGAGCACTACGGGGATTATCTGATTCTGAACATCGATCTTGAGACGGGCCAGATATTGAACTGGAAAAAGCCAGCCGCCAGCGACATCGAAAAGATGCTCGCTCAAGGTGACGACGACTGAACATTCAGCGCCACGTCAGCCTGACGAAAACTGCCCTTATGCAGCGATGGTTGAGAGCGTGGGTGGTCACGCTGAAAGCTGCCTTGAACCCACCCGATCCTCTCTATGAGAGCGCATCGGGGTGTGATTTGAGGCTAAGTCTCGGGCAGCGGATGTGCCAACCGGTCGCCTTCAGGGCTACCCCTTCCGCCGAATGCCGGTTGAGCCCCGGCCAGATCACACCCCGATGCGGACGCCCGATAGCTCAAAGGTTGCAACTGTATTGATATTCGAATGGGAAAAAGACGGTGTCGACCACCAAAGAAAACGGCGCGTCGATCAGCAAAAAGGGAATCAGCTTTCCTTTGGAAGTACCCACCAACCACCAGTCGAATCGCACGCCGATGTAGGGACACCGGTGCTTGTCATAATCCATACGCATGGCGGTCGCCATACACCCGCCCAGGCAGGCAATCAGCACCAATAAAATCGCTTTTTGAACCACGTAACGTCCTTATTACTTCTTTGTGCGGAGCTGGATAGACGCTGGCGCGCAGAGTTAGTCACCCTCCCCGACACCACCCGGATGCAATCCCCTCCGCGCCCAACGGCAACCAGCGGAATGGATGAGTGCAGCCGAGTTTTGTTGGTTCTCACATCAACCGGAGATTGCCATGCATCCCAGCATCCAACTCGGCAACGAAGTGCGCGCAGCGCTGCGCATCCGCTCACGAATCGCCACGAAAGACCTGTACGAAATAATAGGCCGACCAGCGCCGATGGCGCAGGCCCGCTTCATCGTCAAGCCGGCGGGCGTGGCGTTCTTCCATGTCGTGGATCGCCGCACCGGCAAGGCCCGAGGCTTCCGTCGCGATCACAACGAGGCCTGCGCCCTGGCGCGCCGGCTGGAACAGCAGGAGTAAACCATGACCTACTTCATCGACACTCCAGAGGGGCCGGACTGGCTTCACGATGCAATCAACTCGCTGATCTGCGGCGACAACGTCACGGCGCCGAGAGCGCATGGCAAGTCAGTCGCGCTGGTCACTCCGCAGTCGCTGTGGGAAGCGCTAGCCGAACATCTGGGCGCGCAGGAAAACATCGCCCCACTGCTCACCGACAATCGTGAGTTTCCAATTGAGCGCCTGCTGTGCGAGATCGTCGCCGACGGCCGCCGCGTTCACGGCACGGCCTATGACCTGGCCATTGAAGCGCTGGGCCATCCAAAAGGTATCCGCCCTACAGCACTGCACGATGTCGCCGAGGAATTGATCCGGCCTCACGCAAACGAATATGGCCGAGCCCGCGCCGAAGAACTGGAAGCTGAGCGCGCCGCAGACCTGGCAGAACAGCGCAGGGCGGATGCGGCATGACATCCCAGCAACGCGCCAGACGCTTCGTATTCTGGCGCAGTTCGTTCATCGCGCTCGCCGTCTGTACCGCCCTCATGCTGTCCGGCGCCCTCACCGCGCCAGTCTCTCAATAGCACACATCTTTCAATAGCTGCGCCAGCGCGCGGCAAGGAATTGTCATGTCCGCACAAAGCGTGGCGCCGGTGGCGCACGAACAAAACCTGCACATCCTCCCTCATGCAGCGACCAGTACCAGTGCCCTAGTGCTCGACGGCGACAGCCTGGACAAGATGATGCGCCTGGCCGACGTCATGGCCACCGGCCGCGCCACGGTGCCGAAGCATTTCAACGGCAACTCGGCCGACTGCCTGGCGGTGATCATGCAGGCGATGCAGTGGAAGATGAACCCCTTCGCGGTTGCGCAGAAAACGCACCTGGTGAATGGAGTGCTCGGATACGAAGCTCAACTGGTCAACGCGGTGATCAGCACCTGCGCACCTGTGCTGGATCGCCTGCATTACGAGTGGTACGGCGCTTGGGAAAAAGTGATTGGAAAATTCACCATCAAGTCTGGCGACAAAGGCGAGTACCGGGTTCCCGGATGGGTGCTGGCAGACGAGGAAGGTCTTGGCGTCAAGGTCTGGGCCACGTTCCGAGGCGAAGCCGAACCGCGAGTTCTGAAGTTGCTGTTGGCCCAGGCCCGCACCCGCAACAGCACGCTCTGGGCGGACGATCCTCGCCAGCAATTAGCCTACCTCGCCACCAAGCGCTGGTCTCGCCTGTACTGCCCTGACGTGATCCTCGGCGTGTATAGCCCGGACGAGCTCGAGGAAAGCGCTCCACCTACCCGCGATGTTTCACCTCGCAAAGCTTCGGCACCGACGGCATTGCCGAACTACCCGGAAGAAAAGTTCGAAACGATGCTGCCTACCTGGCAAAGCGGCGTCGACCAGGGGAAGACAGATGCTGAAAGCCTGATCGCCTTCCTCGAATCCAAATATACGCTCAGCGCCGAGCAGACCGATCGCATCCACCGCATGGCGCCCATCACAGGAGAAGCCGAATGAAGATTCATAACGTAGCTCAGGGCTCCGAAGCCTGGCATGCGCTCCGCGCCAACTACTTCACCGCCTCCGAGGCTCCGGCCATGATGGGCGCCTCGAAGCAGATGAAGCGTACAGAACTGCTCAGCGCCAAAAAGACTGGCCTCGACCGCGACATATCGTGGTGGGTACAGAAATACCTGTTCGACAAAGGCCATGAAGCTGAGGCCAATGCCCGCCCAATACTGGAAGCGCGGATTGGTGAAGACTTGTTCCCCGTTGTCGGTACCGACGGCGACCTGCTTGCCTCGCTCGACGGCTGCACCATGCTCGGCGAAACGCTTTTCGAACACAAAATGTGGAACGAGCAACTGGCTGCCGATGTGCTGGCCGGCAACCTGGACCCGCATTACTACTGGCAGCTCGAGCAGCAGTTGCTGGTGAGCGGCGCCGAGAAAGTTATTTTTGTTTGTTCCGACGGCACCGAAGACAACTTCGTGTCAATGGAATACACCCCGGTACCGGGCCGCGCCGCGACACTCGTTGCTGGGTGGAAACAGTTCCAGGCTGACTTGCTCGACTACACCCCAATCGAGGTAGTGCCGGAAGCCGTCGGCAAGACGCCGGACAGCCTGCCAGCGCTGCGCATCGAAGTTACCGGCATGGTAACCGCCAGCAACCTCGAACAGTTCAAGGCTCACTCGCTGGCGGTCTTCGCGTCGATTAATACCGAACTTGAAACCGACCAGCACTTCGCCGACGCCGAGAAAACCGTAAAGTGGTGCGGTGATGTTGAAGAACGCCTAGCCGCGGCCAAGCAACATGCTCTGAGCCAAACCGAAAGCATCGACGCGCTCTTCCGCACCATCGACGAGATCGGCGCCGAGGCGCGCGCCAAACGTCTGATGCTCGACAAATTGGTGAAAGCTCGCAAGGTCAGCATCCGCGAAGATATCGTCATGAGTGCCGCCAGAGCACTTCAAACGCACATCGACCAGATCAACGCATCGCTGGGCGGTAAAGCGCGTATGCCTGCCGTGCCCGCAGACTTTGCCGGTGCCATCAAAGGCAAAAAGTCGATCAGTAGTCTGCGCGACGCCGCCGATTCGGAGCTGGCCCGGGCGAAGATTGCTGCCAGCCAGGTCGGCGACAGCATTCGCGCCAACCTCGCCAGCTTGGTGAAACCCGCCGCCGATTACGTCTTCCTGTTCAACGACGTTCAGCAGCTTGTACTGAAGGCGAACGATGATCTGGTCGCGCTGATCAAGGTGCGGATTTCGGAACATGAGAAAGCCGAAGAAGTGAAAGCAGAAGCTACGCGGGTGCGGATTCGAAACGAAGAGCTGCAGCGGATCGAAGACGAGGACAAGGTGAAGCAGGCCGCCGCGGTTGTTGTGGAATCTGCGCCGGTAGTGACAGCCGCACCTGCTGTGACACCAGCACCAGTAAGAACTACCGCCGCAGTTCAACAGGCAGCATCCAAACCGGTCACGGCGCCAGTCACCCAGCCTGCGAATTTGCAGGCTGAAGTCTTCGATCTGGAGGCGCTGGTCAAGGCCGTGGCCTACGGCCAATGCCCTCTTTCGGTTCTGTCCGTCAATTGGGAAGCGCTCGACACACTTGTCGCGGACCAGGGCTCAAAATTCAGCATGGCCGGCGTGAGGCTGGTGAAGGTGGCCGCATGATTAGCAACCTTAAATACGACATCGAGTTCCGGCGCGAGAAAGCGTTGGAGCTTTCCAGTCAAGTTGAACAGCACATGGCCGCGGGCGGGCGCTTCTCCAGATCGGAGCCCGCTCAAATCAATCCACCACCTGCTGAGCGTTCCACAAAGATTGATCCAGACACCGTCCTCAAACGCCGCCCCAAGGCGATGACACGGGCTGAGCGGTTGGCGCTTCGCAAAATGACGGACTCACTATGAGCAAGCGCAAACCCAACAATATGCGCGCCCGAGTCGAGCGATCGTGCCGGGCACTGCTCAGCACCAACCACGTCGCAGTGGTGAACATCGATCCCAGCGGCCACCAGGGCATGATCAATTACAAGTCGCTGAAGAACATCGCTCCCGGGAAGATTGGCCAGGCCGTGTGTGGCATTGCCCATCGCTGGACGATTTACCTCAGCGCGCTCTGTATTGATGCTCGCGGCGATCGGTACAGCAAGTCAGTCGAGGTCGCGCCGGACGGCGTTTACCTCTCCGATCATCTGGAGGAAGTGATCGAGCACTGCTACAAGCAGCTGCGCGACTCGGCCAATCAAAGCCAGATGGTTGCTTCGGGCTGGATCGCCATCCCCGACGCCCTATCGCTGGACGAAGCTCATGCAGCGCGGATCTTCGAAGTGGTCGGAGCCTGGAACCAGGTCAAGGTTGCAGCGTGAGACGGTTCCGCATCCAGCAACGCAAACGACAAGCCTGGCTGGGAACCCGGCCAGCGGCATTGAAGAGGTAAGCCATGGCCGAAGAACAGCAGGAGCCGACGGCGGAAGCCATCAAGCAGCGCAAGAAGCGCGAAAAGGACGCGGCCAAGAAGGCAGCGCTGGGAATCGAGAAGTTCACCGTTGAGGTGGCTGGGGTGTTCAAGCCCGACCTCAAGCGAGTAATGGCTGCCCACGGCATCAACAACCAGCAGGAGGTTTACCAACTGCTGCTGATGAACCTGATCGCTGCGGACTTTGAGACGCAAGCCCAAATGCTGCGATGTGTCACGACACCTGTTGTTGTTTCTGAAAAGGTGTCGCGCATTATTCAGGCCGCCGGAATGAAATCGCTTACCGACGATCCGCCAGAGCCGGAAGACCAAATCATCAATCCCGGCTGATGGTTTAACTACGAGGCTTAGCTCCTTGGGCCAGCCAAGCGCCATGGGCAAACCCCTGCTCCACAGCCTCTTCGTTCGACTCATCAAACAGGTCGAACACATGCTCAGAATGCTTTGCGCCACCAGGGTGGAAAAGCTGCGTCAGCATACTGCGTTGATGCGGACCAAATTCCCGAATTCGCACAGTGATCACCATTTCCTGCGGGCCGGTGCGCATCAAGTACAAATCAGATGGGTGCTCACCCCAAAGCTCTGATTGCCAATATTTATTCGACACTTTGATTCTCCTTGTCCGACTCCATGCCGGTCACCCGTAATACCCCACCCACACCCTAAAAGCCACCATCCATCGGCGGAGAGCGGCGCGCGGTTTAAATCTGTTGGGGTAGAAGTCCTTGTTTAGCGTCAAGGTTTTTAAAAACCCTCTTAGCTCTTTCGGGAATTAAATATGTTCCTATGAGGATGTGTTCTATCACCTCAAGAGCTAAGAGAAGTTGGTCTTTTGAGTGAGCATGGGCGTCATGCGCTGCACGATTTCCAAGCAACCTGATCTTATGAAGAGTTTCCACGCCTTCTTTAGTTACTAAAGACATTGCATGAAGGTCGTCAATTTTTAGCGACAGATTACGCCCTTTTGCTTTGACATCGGTGCAAATAGACTCTAGCAAAACCCTAATCGCTATACCGGCGATGATAAATAGTTCGTTCTCCACAGCCGTGCGAGACTCTTTGTATATCTCTCCTATACCTGAAGGTAATAGCCAGTGATCTATCACTTTGGAGCCAATAACGCGACCGGGATAGTAGGTCACTGACTCTACATAACATCTCTCTTCAGTTTCGTAGTCGTGATCATAGTCCTCGGAATTAGTTGAACATGTCCGGAAGGATATATCTTCACACCCGAGACACTGAATTATTTGGTGATCATCAGACCAATCGAAGCTGTGGCCCCCGCCGCAGTCTTCTGTGCCTCGCTCGTTGTAGCAGACGACAACCTTGTGGTTAGTCTCGATGCTGCATTTTTTGCAGGGAAATTTTTGTTGATCGGCGCTCACCACAGTGAATTTAAACTTCTTCGATACCTTACCCATACTCGCTTCCCTAGCCAATTTCCGAGCAACACAAATACCCCAAATTAACTAATCGCGCCAGCCGGCGAGCCGGTTATCGCACGGAGGGCTGGTCGTTCATATACCCCGCCAGTTCCATAATCTGCCGCAAGCAAATCACGACCTCCAGCTTCTGCTTGTCGTCGGGAATACCCAACCGCTTCAACATCCTTTGAGCGTCTTCCTCAATCGCCGCGAGAGCGTCGATATCACTTTGCAATCTCATGTTGGCCTCCTGCCAGTTTGAATTCGAGATTCATATAAACCACTTCACGCCAGCCGGCGAGGATTTCCTATGCACGTTTTGTTCTGCAGTTACGGGAACGACTCCATCGCCCTGATCCAGTGGGCTCATGAGCGCGGCCTGCAAGATGTCGTGTGCCTCTACTCCGACACTGGCTGGTCCGCAAGCTGGTGGGCCGACCGTGTAGTCAGGGGCGAAGCGCTGGCCCAGGGCTACGGATTCACCACTGCCCGCACCGAATCGGAGGGGATGCTCGAACTGGTCAAGCGAAAACGTGGATGGCCGGGCGCCGGTGGCCAGGGTCAATTCTGCACCGCTGAGCTAAAGGTGATCCCGGCATTGAAATGGCTCGACGCCAACGACCCAAATAAGGAGGGCACCGCCTTTACGGGGGTGCGGCGTAGTGAAAGCACGCATCGTTCGGATGCGCCGGAACATGTGACCGAATCAGAGCGCCATGGGGGCAGGGAACTTTGGCAGCCGTTGGTACGGCACACCGATGAGATGCGCGACGCTCTACTACATCGTGCAGGCTTCGCCGTGCTCCCTCACCGGTCGCTTGAGTGCTACCCCTGCATAAACGCCAATATCGACGATATACGACTGCTTTCCGAGGACCGAATACGGCTTATCGACATCACGGAGAAAGACCTGGGCTTCACCAAGAAGGGCAAGCCTCGCGTGATGTTTCGCACGGCGCGCCGCAAAGGTGCTGTGGGTATCCGCGCTGTCGTGCAATGGGCAGCAGCGCCCAGGCAGCGCGACCAGATGGAAATGTTCCCCGCCGAGTGCGACTCCGGCTACTGCAGTGGCTGAACCACCCTCATCTATGGCGCCGATGGCCATTAAGGGTGTGCCGTGTCGCTAGATTGGACGACCCGCGCGGATCTCCTCCCGCATTTCTGGCGGGAATCGCCATAGACCAACTGACGAAACTGTTGTGCTCCGCCGATTGCGCTCGGTGATCCGGACGTATTCGACAGTAACACCGCCAGAAGCCTTCATGGTTCGAAGTTCGTAATTCATACACACCTCCGTTTTTGAGTAGCCGTCCGATGTTACCGCGCCGCTACGCAAAAAAAATACTATCAATCAGAAATCACGCCAGCCGGCGAGGATCACGCATGGAAATCACTTACGGCTCGGTCTGCTCAGGCATCGAGGCTGCAACACTAGCCTGGAAGCCTCTTGGCATGCGCGCTACCTGGTTCGCCGAGATCGAAGCGTTCCCCAGCGCGGTGCTGGCCCACCACTACCCGAACACGCCAAACCTCGGCGACATGACAAAGCTCGGGGCCCTGGTCCTGGCCGGAAAGATTCCAGCACCGGATGTTCTTGTCGGCGGAACACCTTGCCAAGCCTTCAGCGTCGCCGGCATGCGCCAAGGTCTACTCGACCCGCGCGGCGCCCTCACCATCAAATACGTGGAGCTCGCAGATGCAACTGACCATGTTCGCGCCAGCCACCGACAGCCCCCTTGCGTCATCGTCTGGGAGAACGTCCCCGGCGTGCTTAGCGACAAAGGGAACGCCTTCGGATGCTTTCTTGGCGCGCTTGCTGGGGAAGACTGCGAGCTGCAGCCTTCAGGGAAAAGGTGGCCAGACGCTGGTTGTGTGTATGGACCCAAAAGAACAATCGCATGGAGGGTCCTGGACGCCCAATATTTCGGCCTGGCCCAACGACGCCGCCGTGTGTTCGTTGTCGCAAGTGCTCAAGACGGATTCGATCCCACCGAGGTACTTTTTGAGCGAGAAGGCGTGCGCCGGGATACTGCGCCGCGCCGAGGCGAGGGGCAAGACGTTACCGGAACAGCTCCTTTCGGCCCTGCGCTCCAGTGCGGATGCGGAGAAGTGTTCGGCGAAGAGCTCGGACCTTACGGCTGCGTGAATTGCGAGGGTGATGTAGGCCCGGCGGTGAGCATGTTCGGCGGAATCCCGGCGTTCGGCGGGCATAGCCTGTCCGGATCGGTTGAGCGATCAGCCACGCTCACAGCGAAGGACAGTCGCCTCGACATGGAAAGCGAGACGTTTTTTGTTCAGCCTGACGTTATCGGCGCACTCACCAGCCACGCCTACAGTGGCGGCGCCGGTGGCCGACCAGATGGCGCAGCGGCTGGACACTTCCTTGCGGTTGCACCACCGCTTCGCGCCCAGTCGCAGAGCAGCCATCGTGCTGACTCCGAAGCCTTCGTCGTAGCAGGCACGCTTCAAGCCAACGGCAAGGCTGCTGGCAGCGCTACTCAACAGGATGCTGAATCCGGGTTGCTGGTCGTGCACGGCACGCAGGACCCCTGATGTTCGTTATGAGCAGGCGCACACCCTTGGCCGGAACAATGGGATGGAAAACGCAGTGCTCGCCTTCTCTTGCAAGGATCACGGTGCGGACGCAGGAGCGATATCGCCAACGCTTCGAGCGATGAACCATGCCGGCAGCCATGCAAATGCCGGCGGCCAAGTCGCAGTGTGCATCACTGGCGACATCACCCACACACTAAAGGCCGACGGCTTCGACGGCAGCGAGGACGGTACAGGGCGCGGACAGCCGATCGTTGCAGCGCTGTCTCCCACACTTCGGGCGGGCAACATGCGCAACAACAGCAATCCGGTGACCGAGGCCGACATGCTGGTCGGCGGTTCAAGCGTCCGCCGGTTAATCCCCCGAGAGTGCGAACGACTCCAGGGCATGCCCGACGACTACACCATGATCCCCTGGCGTGGAAAGCCAGCTGAGGAGTGTCCGGACGGCCCCCGCTACAAGGCGATCGGCAACAGCAAGGCGGTCACCGTCGTTCGCTGGATCGGCCAGCGGATCGTTCGCCAGATCAAACCCAGCCCGTACGGCTGATTGCTTCAACCAATAGAGCAACGGCAGCAATCAGGTCAATCAGCTTTATCAGATGTTTCATTCGGGCTTCCTCGGCAGACCCGCAGCCAGGAAGTGGCTTCGTAGTCTACAGGTGCCCAATTAGCCAGAGCCCGCCCCGCTGTTCCTCTTGGGCTTTTTCCAACTCAACCATTCCACCGCCCGGGCATGACCCGGATAGGACGTCCCATGCCCACAGAAAACCGTATCGACTGTCCAGCACTGCACAAGCGCAGCAAGAGCTACCCGTTCGGCGACCGCGTGCCGCGCACGGTGAAGATGTTCACGACCGTCGTGGCTGATCCAATGCCTGGAATTGCGTCCGCACTCTTGCAGGGCGATGGCCCGATCTGCCCTGAAGGGCAAATCTTTCCCGTATGGACCAACAGCCACGGCGCGGTTGCGGCTGTGCTGCCTGACGGCAAACATCTTGGTCTGTGCCCTTCAGAGTTCGAGGTCGAGACCTGGCACGAGCTTGCCCCGGCGACAGCAACGTCACGCGTTACGCTTCAGGCTGACCGCGCCAACCGCCTGTACCTGGCCGGACCGATGACCGGTTTCGAAGACTTCAACTTTCCCGCCTTCAACAAGATGGCCGCCGAGCTGCGCGGCCGTGGCTACGTAGTCGAGAACCCTGCGGAGCACGGCGTCGTCGCCGGTGCTGACTGGGCCGACTACATGGCCTAGACCTGACCCGCCTCGGCCTGTGCGGCCAAGTAGCGGTGCTGCCCGGCTGGGAAAACTCTCAAGGGGCAAGCCTCGAAGTGTTGATCGCCCACAGGCTCGGCATGACGGTTGTGAATGCCCATGATCTGGTATCGAGGGGAATGTATACGTTACATGTCGAGTTTAATACTTTCGAGAGATACAACTCTGCTCATAAGCAACTTTAGGTCAGCGCCCGGATAATGATCCAAATCAGTTTGAATAAAATTTATGATCTCTGGTATATCCGCATCCTGCCTGACAAATATGTAACGTATGTCCGCCGGCGCCACTTTCAACATACAGTGACGCCGTGTAGCATCGTTCAATTCATCCCGCGTCTCTACCGTATCGAATTGCTCACGCAATGTATGCGAGCGAATTTCTGGTCCTTTTGCCACATACCTCCACTCAGATTCTTGATAAAAAAGCTTTTCAACCGGCGCGTCCTCTACAATCATTTTTCCTGTCGTCGGTTTAGTGAAAGCTAGGAACTCGCGCATAACATCCTTCAACTTATCCGTGAGTTCGACATTATCTTTAATTGTAGCTAGCTCATTGAACGACCTAAACGCGCTTGTAACGATATTCCCCCCGGAGACATAAAACACTGGATTAAGACCATTCCTCTCTGCCCATTGGCGAGTCAAACCTATCCCGAAATCTCCATAGAAATTTACGTGATCAGATATTCGGGAAAGGGGAATATCACAAAAGCAAACCATTGGATATGCCACGTATGTAAACTTTTCGTATCCTAACCAAGCAACATCCTCTAAACAATAGCGAGGCCAAAAACCTCCCCTCAGAATATGCTTTAGCGTTTCAGAGCTTTTTGTAAAGTGAAAAAGCGTATTCGATTTCGGACTCATACCTTCCCTTATTGATGGCAGACACGTCGATAAATTTTATGCCGCGCCGAAGAGATTTAGCTAGCACTGAAAACCTCTACTCCACTTTAAAGTCAGCCGCTATAGCGGCAAGGACCCCTTATGCCCAATGCAAGCATCCACCACTCACTGAACACGCTCACTGCAAGCCAGATGGCCAAGCTACTGGTGATGCATCACGGAATCGATGCTTTCGGCTACAAATACGACAGCCTGCGCGATGTACCAAAAGGCCTTGTCACACTTGCAGATTTGGCGTCCATGTCTGGCGAGGATCTGGATCAGCTTTACGATGAGAGCTCGCACGATGATGCGGTGAACGAGGTGCGCTACAGCGCAGTAGACGCCCCCGGAATTCCATGTTGGTGCCACTACAGTTGGGAGCGCAACTACGAGGTCGAAGTGAAGGCCTTCATTCTGCCCGATGGTCGCGCACTCGCCTTTTGTGAGATGAGCGGCGGCGGCAAGCACGGCGAGCCAGACGCCTACCCCTGGATTGAAGAGGCCAAATTTATCAAGGTCTCCAGCGTCGAAGAGCGCGTCATCCAGACTTACAAGTTCGAGGATGTTCCAGATGCCTCAGAGGTGACGCCATGATCGCCTTCGCCTGGTTCACCTACGTGTATTGCTACAAGTGGCCGTGACGATAGGTGATAGCTAGTGTTCGCGGCTTCGAATTTGCGCGGCGCTGACTACTCGACACAATCAGCCTGCGGATGAACGAGACTTCGAACTAACAGTGTGGTCCTCGTGAATTCCGGCACTCTTCACCATGTTACCAGCCGCAACTGCGCGGGCCCGACTTACGCCCCAGGCCAACGCTGTAGTCATCGTATCGTTATGTAAATGGTCGTGCGATTCCTCAAAAAATGGCAACCCACTCCTATCGTAAACGCCAATAAAAAGCTGGGTCCTTCCCTTCCTCGAACATCTGGACTGAACGTCGATGACTATGCCGTCGCTGAGCACTTCATCGTGGGTTCGGCAGTGCAACTCGCAGTCGGCCCACAACCAGTACTGGGATCCTCTACGCAGCATCATGCCGACCTCCTTCTTATTTGCGTTCGAAGAACACAATCGAGTGGGGGAATAATTAATACAGCCCAAAAACTGTGTCAATTCCCAATCAAACCCGCCTGTCGGGCCGCTCACCAAAACCCAAAATTCACCAACTTCTGCCGCCACGCGCGGCATGGAGCATCATCATGGAAACCGAAATTCTTTCGGACGAAGAACTGGCGGAACTCACCGGCTATAAAGCCAGGGCGTATCAGCGGCGCTGGCTGGTTGATCGCCACTGGGTGTTCGTCGAAAGCCGCGGGAAGCGTCCACTCGTTGGCCGGATGTACGCCCGCATGAAACTGGGCATGATCTTGCCCACCATCGCCGACCCCAACCCTCCGCCGGCGGCGCCGGCATGGACGCCTGATTTCTCTCGAGTGAACTGATATGCGCCCCCGCAAGACCGAGCATCACCACCTCCCCCCACGGATGTATCAACGCTCACGCAAACGCAAAAATGGTTCCGTTTGGACCGCCTATTACTACCGCGACCTTTTGGGCAAAGACATTCCACTCGGCAAGGACCTGGATAAAGCCAGGATCAAATGGGCGGAACTCGAGGCCAAGGAGAAGCCGCTCGACTTGCGCACCATGAAGGGCATCTTCGACCGATACATCCGCGACATCGTCTCGAAGAAGGCGCCACGGACTCAAAAAGACAACATGTCGGAGATCAAACAGCTACGGCCAATGTTCGATAGCGCCCCGATCGACTCGATAACCCCGGCAACGATTGCCGGGTATCGGGATGCGCGGACGGCCAAGGTCCGGGCGAACCGGGAGATCGCCACCCTCTCCCACGTGTTCAACATTGCCCGGGAGTGGGGACTGACGACCAAGGAAAACCCATGCCAGGGCGTGCGCAAAAACAAGGAAACGCCACGGGATTATTACGCGAATGATGTGGTTTGGGATGCGGTGTACAAGAAGGCAGCTCAAGAGCTGAAAGACGCGATGGACCTGGCCTACCTCACCGGTCAGCGACCGGCAGATGTCCTGGTGATGCGAAAGGATGATGCAGAGGGGGGATACTTGGGGGTGCAACAGAATAAGACGCACAAAAAGCTGCGTATTCAAATGACCGCTGACGGCAAGGCGAACAGCCTGGGCCGGCTGATCGCCGAGATAACCGAGCGCAATGCCCGGCACGTCTCGAACTACCTGATTGTCAGCCGGCACGGGAAACGGATGACCGCGACGATGCTGCGAAAGCGCTGGGACATTGCGCGCGAGAAAGCAAAAATGGCGGCAATCGAATTCGGCGACGAATTGCTGGCGGCGAAGATCGGTGGATTTCAGTTTCGGGATATCCGGCCAAAGGCAGCGTCGGAAATCATCGACGTCGGCGAGGCGAGCTTGCTGCTGGGGCACACCAAAGGCGACATCACCGAGCGGGTTTACCGTCGGGTCGGTGCCATCGCCAAACCATCAAAATAGCCCGAAAATCCGTTCCATAACTCGAAGCAGGCCCCTTGTAGAATGCGGTCTGCAGCGGTGCTGAAAAATGAAAGTAATGGAACAGAAAATCGCTACAAGCCGCAGCCTGATTACGTCGATATATCGGTCTTGAAAACCGTCGACTGTAACAGGTCCATGAGTTCGAATCCCATCGCCTCCGCCATATTTGTACCGACAAAGCCCTGATTATTCAGGGCTTTGTCGTTTCTTGGGTTTGAGAAGCCAATCGTTTGCACGCATTTCATAATGACTGTGAATGTGCTGCGGACGACGTTCCAATTCGTCTTTCGAGCGTAATGCCGATCGCTTTCACGGAAGGCCTGTTAGCACGTGATTGAACAACGATCTGGATTTTGGTGAGCAGACAATCTTTGCATTTCTACAGTGCTATGATTTCGGTTTGCCATCACAGGGTCGTGAGATGAGAATCAACAGAATCTTTCCAGCATTGTTTTTACTACTTCCCATCGGCGCGCAAGCCGCGATCGAAGACAAACAAATCGCTCTTTGTGCCTCAATGAAAGGCGCGATCGAGCGCCTCGCCTGTTACGACCAGCTTGCCGATTCGAACAATCTTGCGCCTAAGACCGTTTCTACGTCAGAACCAGGCAAAGGCAAGTGGTCCACAAGCACATCCACAGACCCACTAAACGACAAGGCCATTCATTTAGCCATGCTCGAGGCAAATTCAGGAAAAACAGGAAGGTTCGGCGAACGTATCAATATGATCGTGAGATGCGCGAATGGAGAAACTGACCTCTATATAAACTGGTCATCTTTTTTGGGAACCGAAGGTATCGCGCTGACTTACCGAATCGGCAAAGCCAAGGCTGTGCATTCCGATTGGGACATCTCCACCGACCATCAATCTTCTTTTTATCGCGGCTCGCCAGTGAAAGCCCTGAAGGCGATCATCGAAAGCGATAGTTTTGTGGCGAATGTTACGCCGTACAGCGAAAGCCCAGTCACGGCTACCTTCGACACGACGGGCGCCGGCGAAGCGCTTAATGACATCCGAAGTTCCTGTAAATGGTGATGTGCCAATGATTCGCGGAGCATCAACTCAATTTGTCATCACCTGCGATGTCCACTGGTGGAAAAAGATTTGAACACTAATTCGGAAAATCTAAATTAATGGCAGACCTGATCCAAAACCTCACCGGCCCCAGAACCGCTCAACAAGAGCTCTTCTACGATCTAGAAGACAGCGCTTCAATCATTGGCTGGGCGGTCAATCAACTCGGCAACATCGCTCAAACCACTACGGACGGAAACGCTCCGGCGCTGACAAAAATCTGCGAATTGCTCCTCGCCGAACAAAACAAACTGCGCCGTTATGCAGATGAGGTGAAGGCGGGATCGATTCTGCGCACAGTCGATTGACCCGCCCTCGCCGACTTATCAAGGCGTGGGATGTTCGCTCGCTACCGAGTTCGCCGCGTCCACGTCAGCCATCTCCTCATCCACCGACGCTTCATCGTCCGCCGACAGCGGGACTTCGGGCGCATTCTTTTTCGGGTCATGCCCGGTTTCGTTATCCGTGCCGCCCGTTACGCCCTTCTGGGAAATGTTGCCTGGCGCATTCTCATCGATGTCCATTTTGAATCTCCGTTTTGACGCGCGGGATATCCGTGCATTCAACTTGAGATATCGCCACAACCCGACAAGTGCCGAACTTTGGACGAACGGACGCACACTAGCGCTTGATCAAATGATGCCCGTAGAAAAATTGAATTAGCCCGTTGTCCGCTCGGTCAAGAATCATGAACACAGTAATTCTCGCGAGGTAACAGCAATGACTATCGAAGCAGAGACACTTGTGCAACTCACCGAAGCGCTGCAACAGCGCGGTCTGAATTTGGTTTCGGACGTCACGTTTACCCGTGCGCCGTACCGGTTGAATCACCGCTGGACTTGCACCGTTGCCTGA